AAGTGGTTCACAATGTGTAACAACACAATGTGATGAACCCTCATGACCATTGTACTTAGGGTGTAAGTTGTTGATCACCTACTGTAAGGTGTCCCAACAGTTCACTGAAAACACTCTAATGAGAATGTTCCATCTGTAACCGTGCTGAAGTAATTCATTGTTTTTTGAAAAAAATGATAATGTGATTGATATATTTGTATATGTTTTCTCTGGATAATGGCTCTTGTAGCTCAAATCGTACTTGATAACATCTCATTTGACTTCAAAGAAGTGAGCAGGTTTAGAGTTGTCAGTAAAGATTTCAAGAAGTATGTCTGGAATCATTTTTAGGTCATATATCATGGTCATGCAAGGTGCTATTCATATCAAACTAGGTAATATTAACATAAATTCAAAAACTGGTGGTTTTTTTGTTTTATTATAGACCTTCGCATTAGTAGCAATGTGAGTAAGTTGATTGAATGCCTTTTTATAATCATCATCGATACATCTCTTCATAGAAATTGTATCTATTGCATTGAGAAATGTTTTCCTTGGTAATGACCATATGCTTGGTTTGAGTTCATTAACCCAAGATTGTAGAGTATATGCAGTTGTCTCTGTAAGAATCCAGATCATGACATGACACAATGGACCACTGTAACTAGTTATATATAGGAAAACAAGCTTGTTGCTATCATGCAAAATTCCTCTCAGCTTCTCTAGTCTGTGTTTTTTTGTTATTTCGTATGTTTTGTAAGTGTCTTTCAGGAGTGTTGACACTGCATGTGCTGTTGCCCCACATCGCCATTTCAGATCTTCATCTTCATACACATCACGAGGAATTTGACTCTTTGCAACCTTTAACAGTTGATAAATGTCATCCATTTCAGTATATACAGATTATTTTCTTTTTGCCTGTCTGTGCCCCACATCACCATTTCAGGAGTTCATCTTCATACACATCATGAGGAATTTGACTACACCTGCCAACACCTGAAGTAACAGAGAAACTAAAGCAATGGTTTGGTTCAGTTTACCATTTGACATAGAACTGGGCAATAGGATGCATCAAGAAATCCTGGAAAATACAAGTTCAACAGTATTCGGTTCAGAAAGAAATGCGTGAATCAATATAATATTTCAAATGACTACAGATACAGGATACTGCCAAAGATATCAGTGTGCACTACCACTTGCTAAAGTGTTACAAAAATATAAAACAATATAAGAACATTTGTCAGGAGTCATAAAACTAAATGACTGATAACATCAATGAGAAAGTCCTGCATATTTTTAACACATACTACTACAACCTTATAGATGACCTTGTAGCAAGTGGGAAGAGCTTTTCAGATAACATATCAAGTTCAATTAAAGTAAAGAACCTTAAAACAGAGAAGTACATTAAACCTTTCTATCAAGCTCTTGAAAGCCTACATAGTTTTGTTTTTGCAAATGACCCTGACCCACTCTATAACTGCAATGAACTGCACAAACTACCAATTACAAAAGGTGTATCATTTGCAGATGTGCTCCCAGATGACAAGAGCACCATTGCTTACTACATATATGTCTTAGCACTGTATAGCAATCTCTACATGATTGAAGATGTTGATGAGAAGGTGGTACTGTTTGACTACTATACTGAGGTTTTCAAGGATATCCAAGCTGGTAAGAAACCAGACATGAAAGGTATTTATGATCAGTCCATTCAAAATTGCCTGATGAATATTTATACTGTCAGGAACCCTGTTCAATCAACAGAATCATTTGAGAATGCTGCTGAACTCCTTGCCAATACAAAGATTGGTGAAATTGCCAAGGAAATTACAAGCGAAATTGACCTATCAAAACTCAACATTGACAAACCTGAAGACCTCCTTGATATGAAGAAGATGTTTACTCAAGGTAGCCCTATCAGTGGAATTATTGAGAAAGTAGGTACAAAAATTCATGACAAGATTGCAAAAGGTGAGATTAAGCACGAAGAACTCATGTCAGAAACATTCAAGATGCTAGGAGCCCTCAACCAGTCTGGCAATCCACTCCTGAATTCTCCCTTGATGAAAGACCTTATGAAGAATATGGGTAGTATGGGCAATATGGGTGTTCAGAAACCCAAAAGATCAAAGTCACAGAAAAATTGAAGATACTCAAAAAAGAGACAAATATAGCAGACAAGGATGGATATGGATAAACTTCTTACCAACAAGAAATACAAAGCTTTAGCCCCAGTTGTCAAGTTCCTTATCCAGGAAGATGTCATGAAACATGTGACCTATCTAGATAAGTTTATGTCAGCCTTGAAAGCATTGGTGATAAAACCTTATTTGAGAACACACTATGGTGAGAACATTATGAAGATACTATTAGTAAGAGATGCATTATCACGCTTTCCACATGAAAAGAAACCCAATGATATACCAGAAGAAGTTACTGAAAGGTATCGCTATCATTTTGCAGCTTGGACCTTGTGGTTACAACACAAGAACAAAGTCTACATACCATTACAGAAAGTCTGTGCAATTGTACACGAGTATGACTTGGATTTTGACAAATTCTGTCAATTTATAAGGAAGCACCTTGAGAAGAAGTTATATACATTGGTTGATCTGGCATTTTGTGAGGAGTATATATCCAAATTGTTTACATCATCAACTTTACAAGCAAACAAGCAAATTCCTTACATTGACAACCTTGATCAACATCAAAACAACATTCTTCAATTGGTAGTGACATCACGATTTAGTATATTGATAGGTGGGGCAGGAGTGGGAAAGACAACTACAGTAAGTGAACTGATCAGAATACTCTTGGATGATCCATTGATGTCAGTCTTTTGTCTGGCTTTTACACACAAAGCAAAACATTGTTTACAAGACAAACTCCCAAGTACAGAAGAATATCCAAATCTTAATGTGATGACTATACATAGTTTCATACTTACACATAAAAGTAGTAGTCTCCCTACTAAATGTTTCATCATTGTTGATGAGTCTTCAATGGTTGACTTGGAGCTTATGGGAGAGCTAGCAAATTTGTTGCTTTCATCAGAATCTTACTATCAAATTTTGATGGTGGGAGATCACATGCAATTACCACCTATTGGTAGGGCAGAGGTATTCAGGCTTGCAGTTGACCAACACCCTAATGTGCACAAACTTGAGCATTGTTATCGTGTTGACAAGCATGACTTATTTGAGGCTTATCAGGACATACGAAATGGCAAACTGCCAAAGAAAAGCGAGAATGTGGATATCAACATTGCGGAATCAGACAAAAGTACAAACTCCCTTATTGGCAAATTAATCTATCAAAATTACAACCCATCTAAGAGTCAAATCATTGCTTGGCAAAACAAAGATGTATTTAAAATTAACAAATGGGTTCAAGCCATGTTGGTTAAAACGGGACAAGTTGGTCCTGAGTCATTCAAAGAGTATTATCTAAATGATAATGTTGTATATACTGGTGAGAACAGTGAAACATGCACTAATGCATTACTTGGGCGTATCACAAAGGTTAACACTAACTCAATAGAGATTGCATGGAAAAATGAACGGACTAGCACACTCACACAAGTACAAGACATAGGTTTAGCATATTGTATGACAGTACACAAGAGTCAAGGTTCTGAATATGATCATGTCATTGTGCCTTGCTATGATGTTCAAAAAATGAAAGGATGTCTAGATAGAAGATGGCTATACACTGCATCCACAAGAGCAAAGAAGAGCCTAAAAATCATTGCAACCAGTGACATTGTTGAGTTCATTGAACAACCAATCAACAACATGCCAGTCACAAATATCAGAGTTGTTTAGATTGGTTGCAGTCTTGAAACATATTCTATTGTTATTCTCTTTTCTGGTATCTATATTTACACAGGACACTCATGAATGTCATGCTAATTGAATTTATTACTTTATTGTAACATGGATACAGAAAAGATATGGTACAAAGATCCAGTAAACTTCATATCTGATCCCAATAAGTTACTGTCATTCATACCAAAACAAAATTCTACAATCACTGAGCAACTTAATGATGCCTTTCGTTTTTCAATCTATTTTGGTGTAATTGTTACAATAATGAGGCAAGACCTTAGAGCCCTATTTTTCATACTTTTTACGGCATGTCTTACATATTTCATTTACTCTTATGAGGAAAATCAACGAGTATCCAGGGCTGAATTGTTCAATACACTTAACATGAAGCAAGATAAGCAAGGTGTACCATGTACATTACCAAGCAAGAGCAATCCATTCATGAATGTGCTCTTATCAGATTATGAGAAGTTTCCTAACAGACCATCAGCTTGCAAAATTACAAACAAACCTGTTAAAGACAAAATCAACACCTTTCTTACAGAAACTATCCCAAGGGATGTTGAAGATGTGTTTTCTAAGTCCCCTATTGATCTTCAATTCCATACTGTTCCGTCAACTACTATTCCAAACAACCAAGGTGATTTTGCAAAGTGGCTCTATGGCAAAGGACAATCATTCAAAGAAAAAGGAGTACTCAGTTATGATTGGCGGTAATTATATTTTCTGCAATAGGTACAAAGATGTCATACGAATTGGTTGGAAACCGATTGAGTCAAGATGCATGTGCAATTGAACAAACTGATGTAGAAAATAAGAAAATCATAGACTATACAACTGCAAGGTATTTTGATGATAATTCCAACCAGTATCAAATTAATACCAAATTTGGATATGGTGTTGTGAATCCAGATATGATAGATGCTGAAAGTTGTATCAAGTTAGTTAGAGATATAAGAGGACCTGTCCATCAACAATTAAGTACACGCTTGTTTCATGCCATTCCTGACCTATCAAGGGGAGTATGTGTGCCTAACATTGAGAGCCAGCTACAACAAGGTGTAGGTGGACATGACAAACAGTGCAAAGGAGCAAAATCTATTGATACATTTGTACCATTAACATCTTGTATGACTAATTACATTTATGGTGCAACACTTGCAATACCAGATGTACATACAATTGGACGACCTTCTAAAGATATTCTGAAAGAAATGAGACAATGCTCAATTTGAAAGAATTACATTGATGTAGAACTTACAAGCGTTTTTTTTCTACCCATATATTACAAATTATTACTCATGAGTATGAACAGGATGATATATGATTCATGTGCATATAATTCAGAGCTTCAGCAAAGTACTGCCCCACTCTCATATGTATTGGACCCTGTAAGGTATGAAAACTGCAACAAATGTCGCGTAAACCTGGGTATTGTTGGAGGAACCAATGTCAGTCATATAGCTGGTAACCTTATTGACCTGGAGAATGACCTGAGGGGGCAGAATCGTCCCAACACACATTGTCCTACTTATAAATTCCTGCCTGGGAGTAACATTCAAGGCAAGGAGTATATCAAACCTGTACAACATCCAAATATTGACACAAATATGAAACATCTTAATGCATGTCAATTTGTAACTTATGAATCAGTTCCACTACCACAAGAGATGTCAAAGTATTCATGTAAACAATAAATGCTAACACATTTTTATCTTGTCATAGGATAAGTTGCTTCAACATGAGCTTCAACCGCCTCAATTATGATGCTTGTACATATCAAACCAATCTTACACAAAGTGTAGGTCCATGTGACTATCTCCTTAATACTCCAACAATTGAATGTCAGAAATGCTTGACTGTTGATAGTCATATGATTCCACAGACATCTGGTGTCAGCACATGTGATGATATCAGTAAAATGACAGATGTAAATAGTGAGCTACTGGGTATTACAAGAAAAGCAACAAATTGTCCAACAGGAAAGTACTCTCCTAACACACAGCAAAGTAATTTGTGCACACCAAGACCACTGGCTGATTGTAAAGCAGTTGTAACAGAAGATACAAGGCTGAGTAACCCACCACATACATTGCGGTGCACTGGATGGAATAGGTGGGAGTGGCTATGCCATGATCCACAGAGTAAAGCAATTATGCCATTTGAACATAATGTATCTTATCGCAGGGTAGTCAAGGATAATCATCGTCCATGTATTCAAACACCAATCAACCAAGCTCCTTTGCTACCACCTGGACAATTTGTGGAGACAGAAGACCCTATTTATTCACCGCCAGAAGGAAAGCATTTTGATACAATCCCTTCGACTCATTGGCGTAAATGTCCACAAACATATGTAAGTAGCTAACTAACTGTGAATACTTTATTTAGCAAATTTGAAAAATTGATATACCTGATTGACTTGACAGTGTATACAAAATGGTGCAAAGATATACACGCAAATTTCCAGAGCTATTTGACACAGGAGTATATCTTGTCTACAATAGCGATTTTATAAATGATCTCATTTATCTTGTGACCAAAAAGAAAATTTCTGTCATAGGTGCTATGAGAGCAATTGATAGACAGACAGATACAATCACATTCAAGCCACCGATGAATTTGTTCAGAAGAAATGTTATGAATGTAATGGCTTCAACAAGAAAAGCTTATGCACATCTACTTCTTGGTTTTTTAGCGCTGTCACTTGTTGCAAAGTTTTTCAAACAAGAAACAGTACAAAATATAGATACAATGATAAACAGGTGCTACTCATTTATCAAACATATTGCAAGTCTACAACCAAACAATGATCGTGAAGTAAGATATATGATCAAACGCATTGAACTATTCAACAAACTTCAAAGAGAGATCAGGAAACCATCAAGTGATTACATTGTGGTACTTGATAACTATCTGTACCCAAACATACCATTTTCCAGCGATATTGTTCAATCCTGAAGACCTTAGTTTACTGGGTAATATGACTGTATGCAGGTTATCAAATTTATTTCTTGTCATGTGTGTAGAACAGGAGAAGATATAGTCACAATGGTAAACAACTGGTGTTCATTATTATTGTCATGATGAAACCACCAAACTCTAAATCTTGTCATATGTAAAAGTATGATTGAAATTTATGTTGCTGTCACATTACTAGGTCTTGGTTACATACTTAACCTTCAAAGTGAGACTGCAAGAACACCACCTAAACCTAACAAGCAGGTGAGTGTTAATGAACTTAATAATGCCCATAATGTTTATGATTCACGATTTTTAGAAACCGCTCGCAAGCTTGAGTATGCAAAAGCACAAGACCTTTATAACAAGGCTGCAAAAAATCAGAATGTTATATTCAAAAACCCAGATATGCATGTGCAAAGCTCTCTGTCTGGTATGAAGATACCAAAAGAAGAATTCCGTCACAACAATATGCAACCATTTGGACGAGTCAAGGCTCACAATCATGAGAATCGTCAACTAGAAACCTTTACAGGAACATCATCACATTACAAGCCAAAGCGCGAAGTTGTCAATTTGTTTCAACCAGAAAAAGATGTTTCAAACATTTATGGTTCACAGGTCAACACACAGTTCTATCTGGACAGAGCTGTACAGTCCAGAGTTAAGAACAATGTATTACCATTTGAGCAGGTCCAAGTGGGTCCAGGTCTTGGTAAATCATATTCAGCTAAACCAACAGGAGGTTATCAACAACTGGAAGTCCAGGATTATGCACGCCCTAAAACTGTGGATGATCTCCGACCAGGAAATAAACCAAAAGTAACATACAGTGGACGAACTGTAGATGGTCAGAAGGGAAGCAAACCTGCCACTATTGGGCAAGTAAGTAAGAATAGAGTAGATACATTCTATCAGAATACACCTGACAGGTACTTCAAAACAACTGGTGCATTCTTGAAACCCATACAACATGCACAACCCGTGGACAAAGATACAAACCGACAAACAAATTCAAGGGACTATACAGGTATTGCTTACAAAAATACAAAGGGTGTGCAAACAAGGGGTGCTGTTGCTCAGCCAATGAAGACTCAACTTAAAAATTTCAATATAGGACAGGCTACCTTTGTACAACCACAGCATGGTGATTATGGTAAAGCAAGCATTCAAACTTATACAAATGAGAGAGATATTACACAAACACGGACATATCAAAGCAATATTATGACAGCTGTTAAGGCACTTATAGCACCCATTGAGGACTTTATCAGACCAACAAAGAAACAACAACTTGTGGGCGTTAGGGAAAGTATGATGCAATCTACACTACCTCCAAAGCAAACTGTATATGACCCAAACAATATTGCTCGGACAACAATAAAAGAAACAATCTTACATGAGACTGCTGATCTGAATGTCAGGGGACCCGTGAAGAATATTGTTTACGACCCTGATAGTATAGCAAGGACAACACTAAAAGAGACAATGGTTCAAGAGACTCCTGATCTGAATGTCAGGGGACCCGTGAAGAATATTGTTTATGACCCTGATGGTGTAGCAAGAACAACACTAAAAGAGACAATGGTTCAAGAGACTGCTGATCTGAATGTCAAGGGTTATGTTAAAAATATTGTTTATGACCCTGATGGTGTAGCAAGAACAACACTAAAAGAGACAATGGTTCAAGAGACTGCTGATCTGAATGTCAAGGGTTATGTTAAAAATATTGTTTACGACCCTGATGGTATAGCAAGAACAACACTCAAGGAGACAATGGTTCAAGAGACTGCTGATCTGAATGTCAAGGGTCCTGAGAAGAGTAGAGCTTATGACCCAAACAGTATTGCAAAAACAACAATCAAAGAAACAATGGTGCATGAAGCCCAATATGCAAATATCAAGGGACATTTTGAAGGTAGTATGGTGGACCCACATGCAAGTGCAAGGACAACCACAAGAGAAACATTGCCTGGTACTGATACTAATTTGAATATCATGAGTCAACAGAAGAAACAGATGGTTTATGACCCTACAGATTTGCCAAGACCAACAATAAAAGAAACAACATTAGGGTTAACTAGACAATATGGAAATGCTGGAAATCCTGAACAATTTCAAGGAAGTTATAAAGATCAATCATATATTGTCAAAGAAACATCAAGAGTTCATGATGAGTATGCTGGAAACCCATCGGCACAATCAGCAAATGCATACCAAACACTTGATGTTGTACCAAAAGACACACAGAGGCAAGAATTAACTGATAATGATTACTTTGGAGTTGCACAAAAACAAGGTGCACAAGCTCCTATGTCATATTCAGATGTATACAATGCGACTATTGACTCACTGAAAGAAGAACTTGAAGTTGGGCGCAATCCAACTGCTAGTAGTGTAAAAATTGCATCAGGTGTAGATTCAGTATTTATGTCTTCCAACAAGATTGAGCAAGCAAATGAGATCATTGGCAATTTTGAACGAGTGAATAACATAACAAAAGATAGACTGGATGTCAACTTTACTAAATCTCCTCAAGAGTATGGCAATACATTCAATATTGATTCTGATTTACTCAAGGCATTCAAGGAAAACCCTTATACTAAACCATTAGATAGTTCAGTGTGATTTTTTTTGGATATGTGTAGTAATATATGAATGATGAAAACAAAAAAGACATCAAGTGAACAGATCATACATGAACTTCTTGTGAATACTAGATACATCTTTAACCATTTTTTATTGCATTTGTGGAAAAAGGTTTACCAGAATAATGAAGTACCCCAGCGGTTGTGGTTAAAAACCTTCCAACTTGATCTCAAAAAGACTGCAGAAATTTCAACATCTGAATTCAAGACTATAATAGACAGTAAACAAATGATGATAGGAATTGAGTTAGCCAAACAAGCAAGTAGTCATAATGTTACTGAGGTACAGTTTTTAACTTTATTAAAAGATACTCTAGTGTCTATTGCTCGTGAAGTATGGTATGCACCATATATTATGTACTTGGTCACACATCAAAAACACAAGGTCATGCAAGCTTATGAAAAACTTGACAAAATATATTTACATGCATTGACAATGACCATTCACAAGTTCCAACATGACTATAGTGGTGTAGGAGGGGGGGATGATATGACAGAAGATGTTGATAAAAATCTGATATCAACTGAAGATATTGATATTAACAACTTACAGAAAATATCACCAGAACCAGAGCATGATAGTCCTTCAAGTAGCACCAGTTCTTCCAGTAGCTCCAGTTCTTCCAGTTCTTCCAGTAGCTCCAGTAGTTCCAGTAGCTCCAGTAGTTCCAGCTCTTCTTGCGTTAGCAAAAGTGATGCTTTATCTGAAATTTCCAGCTTCACAAGCAATTCTTCATCATCTAGTTCTAGCTCTAAATCATCAAAATTTGAGAGTCAATGTAATGCTATTGGAGATGACCTGTGCAGTATCTACATTCCCAGAAGAAAGCCTTCAACTGGTAAGAAACACCTTCATGAGCGTATGAAGAAATTTATTACCACTAGGATCAAAAAGGTAAAAAAATAAAATACCTTAGGTTTAAAATGTCTAATCATTACATTACCGCAGGAGTTGTATTCAGCATTATTGCTTTGCTACTTGTATGTTTTAACCAGCGTAAGTCTGACCAGCGGGTAGATATTCCATTTATTGTAAAGGTGACTGTCATAGCCCTCATCATTTGTGTTCCCACTGCATACATCTTATTTGAAACATGTGAGAACAACATGATGACTAACATTATCAAATCCAAACCAGACTTTTAGTTTTGTGCTCATAGTGTAAGTTTAGACCATGCTTGAAGAGCAGATGTACATATTTACAGCAATCATTCTCATATTAATAAATGTAGCATATGATAAGATTACTATACTTCACAATACACTGTTTTCCTATGTAAGTTTATTCCTTGTACTGATTTCATTAAGTGTTTGGGAAAATCAACAAGGGATTGTAATCCTATTGCTCCTATTATATTTTCAAAGTATCAAGTTTACGCGTTTTCCAAATCATAATATAACATATGCTAAGGTAGGATCAACAGATGAAACAACTCAAAATCAAAAGATTTGACATGTCTAGTATTGGAGATGACAAGACAATTGTACTCATTGGTAAGCGTGATACTGGGAAAAGCTTTCTTACAAAGGATATCCTCTGGTATCATAAAGAAATTCCTATTGGAACTGTGATATCAGCCTCAGAAAATGTAAACAAATTCTACAGTTACATTGTTCCTAAGAAATTCATACATGACGATTTCTCCCCTCATATAATTAGTAGTGTCCTGCAACGACAGGATTATGTGATAAAGAAATGTAGAAAAGAGATAAAAAAGAAGGGCGAAACTGACATTGATCCAAGGGCATTCCTTGTGTTGGATGATTGTTTAGCTGATTCCAAGGCGTGGGTTCGTGATAAGCATATTAGGTCTTGTTTCATGAATGGAAGGCACTATAAGTTGCTGTTTATACTAACATGCCAGTACCCTTTAGGCATTCCTCCAGAGCTGAGAACAAATATTGACTATGTTTTCATTTTGCGTGAGAACCTTATCAATAACAGAAAAAGAATTTATGAGAATTATGCAGGCATGTTTGACTCATTTGAGTCATTCTGTGATGTGATGAATCAGTGTACAGAGAATTATGAATGTCTTGTGATTCATAATAATGCCCGAAGCAATAGACTAGAAGACCAAGTCTTCTGGTACAAGGCAGAACAGCATGAACCATTCCGTATAGGTGCTTCACAATTTTGGAACATGCAAGATAAAGATGGGAGTGACTCTGACTGTGATAGTCATCAAGAGTTTGATACACATAAGCGTGGCAAGACAGGATCGCTCAATGTTAGAAAATTGAGTCAGTAAAAAGTAAATAATCTATATCAATGATATACAAGATGTCACTAATGGAGCTTATCAAGACGGGCTTTGGGATTTCAGTTGGAAGTATCTTAGCATTGCTGATCTTTTTTGCACTAGGTATTGGTATATTCATTTGGGGTTTCATCTTTGTCAAACGAGAGATGAAAAAGCCATCAGCAGAGCGTCACAAAGGAAAACTAATTACTGGGTTTGTCCTCATGGGTCTTGGTATGCTTCTTTGCCTCGGTTTTGGAGCCCCTATATTTTTTGGTTTGCTAGGTGAATCACTATAATAAACTTATTGTTTAGTCATCAAGAGTCCAGTGAGTAAATAATCACATAAGATTTATTGATAAAAAGTAGTAGTCATGTCTGGGTTGAAATCAGTCATTATGTTTTTGATATTCACTTCTGCAATTCTTATAATTATGGGTATCTATGAACAGAGACTTGCAGAAGCAGAGAAGAGAGTACGAGTTGAGTACAAGTACATTCCAAGGTCATTATATGAAGAACAACTAGCTAAAAATAGTGTTATTACAGATAAGATTGATGATATATTCTTGAAAGAATCACCCTGGCTTGATAGAAGTGTTGGCAGACTCGATGATTTAAATACAGCAAGCATAAAAAACTGATTTTATTGAAATGATTGCACGGTTCTTTGAAATGCTATAATAAATGAGACAATGACTTTTATTGGTTCTGGAAAAAGAATGATTACAAAACTTTCTATATCATGCCTGAAATAGGACTAATTGACAGAATGTATCTTCAAGTTGACTCCCGACATTTGTTATACATACAACTACTACAGTCTGGAAACAAAATTTATGTGTCCTTTGTCTCCGTTGGCTCCACTTCAGTATCTGCTTTGTTCTTCAGCCATACATCTTTCTGTTCAATTGCTTTTGCAATCATCATCTCGGAACGCTGTTTGTGATAAAGCTCCTTTTTAACAAGGTTCTCCTTGTACTTTTTCACTAGGGTGTTCAGTTCTGTCTCGCTATATTCTTGGTCTGCAACTTCAGTTGGGTTCGGGCACCATGGGCACCAACATCCTACTTCTCCAATATAGATATCAAACTTCCCGTCAAGGTCCTTCAGTAGCATGGCTCGCTTCCTTGCCTCCTCTAGACTTTCATAGACACCTCGCACCTTGATACCCCGCACACTTGTTTGATAACTATTTGACTGATTATACTCAGTCTCAAGTTTGTTGGAATTGTCTGCTTTGAACTGACTAAATTCATCTTGTAGACGCCCAGCATCAAATACAAAATCATACCTTGCTTCAAGGTTTACAAACATGTCTACAGTGTCATTATCATCCTTGAACTTTTCCTTTAGGTTAGTAAATAGGTCCTTGACATCCCTTGAATAAAATTCAAGAAATTTGTTTAGTTGCCATACTTCCTTCTGGAGGATAACCTGTTCAGGAGACACAAATGACATACAGACATAGTTCTGACCGCGGATGGGTGGGTCAGAATCTAGAAAGTCCTCTTGCTTTACTGGAACGCGTGTAACTGAATCTGCCATATCTATATGATTTTTATACTCTGGTCTTATATACTTTTCTTTATAAAGTCATCTGGGACATAAGTTCAGTTTATTCTTTTTTCCCTCCTGAAAGAGGAAAAAGATTCTATATATATATTTCCACAAGAACCATACATGTGTTTTTTTGTTTGCAAACACATGCTTTAGAGATGCTCTATACAAGAATACACTGTAAAATTATCTTAATATAGAATATAAACATGGATTATACCTTTGATGTTAAGGAACTTATTATGCGCATCTTCAAATATATATTTGAGGGTCTTATTGTGGCTGTAGCAGCATATCTCATCCCAGGAAAGAAAATGAAAGCTGAAGAAATTCTCACCATTGGTATTGTTGCTGCTGCAACATTTGCAGTCCTTGACCTATTTGCACCTTCTATTGGTACATCAGTGCGGTCTGGTGCTGGTCTAGGTATCGGACTAAACTTGACAGGACTTGGAGCAGTGCCCACATTTGCTCGCCCATAAGTAATATAGGAATTGTATAGTCATCAGTAAAAACTTTCCAAGTATTTATTTTATTCTCGTACAAACAAGACAATCTTTTGTATGATGGTGTCATTTCATCATCTTCAGTATATCTTTTGGTGATAGCTGACTATATTGGGGTAGCCATTTTTTAATAAATAGACAGTCTGGGTCAAACCGTTTGACTTGTGCATGTGGAGATAACTTGAAACGATAGAGAACCGACCACTCCCAACCACCTCGGTTTGCAGATGGATAGTAGTCTACTGTATGCTGTGCAAACCACATTTCATAAATGCGCCAGTCTTGTTTTAGATGCCTACACAAATACATGCAAAGTATCATACGCAGTCTGTTATGCATAAACCCAGTCTCATAGAGACACTTCAATGAAGCATCAATAATTGGAACCCCTGTTGTTGCCGTGCATACTTTTTGATATATTTTCGGGTCATTATTCCATTCATGTTCTGTTTTTGTCCAGCTAGCATTAGGTTTGTTGCTTACCTGACCTTGCAAGGTTTCAGGAAACCAGTATACCATTTGTTCATAGAATGCCCTCCAGTACAGTTCTTGTATGATATTGTGTTCAGGTCCATATGTATCATGGACAGTCCAGTATACTTCACGAATACTAACACAACCATATTTGAGATATGGTGACAATAATGTGGTTTTATTCATGTATGGAAAGTCACGATCGGTGCTATAATTTTCAAATTCACATTTCTTGAGTGTCGCCAATCTCTGGAGCCCATGTGTTCTTCCGCCAATCAATAGAGAGTTTATAGTTTTGGATTTTTCGTAGAATTTGTGCCACTTAGACTTTGGTAGAAGTTGTTGAAGCAGTGGCTCTTTTAGGAGCAGGTTTTTGGGGATTTTCTGTTGAGATGTATTTTGAACATCGTGGTTCATGTACTTGTTCTTGAAAGCACCATACACTTTGTAGGGTTTCTCCATATTGACAATGTCTACCAAGCTGTATTCATTCCAGGATGTAATTAACTTTGTGAATTGTATAGATGTATCTCGTTTGCGTGCAAATGGTGTATAGTCACAGTTGAATGCCACAGCACTTACTTCAAAAACAGATGACAGGTGTTTCAAGACATGTTCATCCTCAGCATGAAATGTATGCAACATAGAACCACATTCATTTAATTGACTATCAAGGTCTTCAAGCGATTCTATCATAAACTTTACCGTAAAATTGCCAAAGTACTTGTTTGTGTCTTTGTCAATTTGCTTTGGATTAAAAATGAACACTGGTAAAAGCTTACATTTGTTCTTTTGTGCATACTCAACAGCTTTGTCAAAAGCAACATTATCATATATGCGCAAATCTCTCCTGAAAATGAATATAACAACTTTCATGTTGTTGATTCGATAAATATAATATAAATAGAGACTTCAATTTCTTCAAGTACTTGGAATAAATTCCCAGTCTAAATCAGCGCAAATCTTTCTCCAAATTGAGTCCTGCAAGTGGAGTTTATCTTTACTTTTCAGTAGGGAGAACAACGGTAAATATTCATCCTCAGCAAGCAGTTGAAGCATCTTGTGTAAACAATATGAATACGACAAGAAATTTTTACGATTTGCTGGCGAATGCCTCAAGAAAGGTCCTTGAACCTGCCTGAACATCGTGCGTAGCTTATCTTCTAGCTCTGGTGGCATCTGGATGATAGGTTTCCCTGTAAGTCTGTTGATAATATGAGGTATGTGCTCGTACTTGTTAATCTGTAATTTCCTCAGTATCTCCCTAACCTTTTTAGGGGTGACATCAGCCATGTTTGTTATCTTTAGTTTCTTGATTTCAACAAGGATTTTATCATAAACTTCTTCAGGTATATCTGTAGACTCCTTACCTTGAATTTGAGAAAGCCATTCATTTAAATGATTACTCCGTTTATATGCATAAAAGCTTATCTCTTTTGGCGGGTCACGATATGAGGGTTTCTCATGGTCTATAATGATGTATTCTATACTGTGGCACTTGTTACACAATACATACCCATCATTGGCTAGTGTTACAATATCTGTTGACTTGCAATACTTGCATTGTTCCTCACATTCATATTGACAGTTAGGGTCTATATACATCGGGTCAATCTTCTGAAGATAAGCATTGAGTAAGCCTCCACGCGTGTCATCAACTTCTAATAATGTGTCAGGTTCTGCTACATTGGTTGCTTCTTGTGCAGTGAAAAACTTCATGATACCATTATTCACATTATTAACTTTTGGGCTATCTGTTCCTTTCTCCACAATATCATAGTATTTGAAAAGGACATTAGCTGTATCAACGAGATAGTTTGTCACATTAAAGCTTTCTTTAATTTGCTTCACACGCTTGTAGCTTGAGCTTTTCTCATCTTGTAATGCTATAAGAGTGGAAAAAAGGGTTTCTTTCTCAGCATCATTTGTGGTATTTTTAAGTTGTGTACTTACTTGCTTAATCCTTTCCTCCAACTCAATGATTTTTAGCTCTAAAGACTCTTTTTCAATTTGCTTATCATTAACTTTAGTAAGGAATTGTTGATGATGTATATCTAGTGTTGGTTTGTTTGCTACCTGCTTATTTTTTAAGAATACACGCCTATTAGAACTATTTCCTTTCATCTACTAATCATGTACCATGTTTGCTTTTGTTGTCTTATGTATTAATGCTCGGAGGGTTTTTGAAGGTATACATAAAAGCAGTAACAACAAAAATTGCTACCCAGATAACAGTTACACCTGAAACTACAAATGACCACAGTAGGCAGTTTCCTGCCATCATACAGTTGATGGTATAAATGGAGAGTGCAATAGGAATGGTCATCAGTAGTAGTGCAATAAGGCGCTGTCCAAGGTCATACTTTACAATGTATTCTTTACCTGTAATCTCATCAGTTGCAGGGAACTCTAGAGGGAGTAGTATAGTAACAACAAGAACAATGTATGCAATTGCTGCAATAAAAGCTGGCATATATAGTTGAAAACCAATCAATTTGCGTGTTTCACTCAGGCGTTCCATGTTCATTTTAGCCATTGATTTATTTTGTGTGTAGAAAATATTTCAGTGCTCCTAAAGTCAATATATAGTAGCTCGTTTGTCCAAATTATTTTTTCTCTTCCTATATTATAAAGAAATGGGAGGCGGTCTCATGCAACTTGTTGCCTATGGTGCTCAGGATATCTACCTTACAGGTAACCCTCAAATTACTTTCTTTAAGGTAATCTATAGGCGTCACACAAACTTCTCCATTGAGAGTATTGAGCAGACTTTCAATGGTGAGGCTGGTTTCAACCGTAAAGTGACCTGCACTATCAGTCGCAATGGTGACCTCATTCATCGCATGTACATGCGTGTCCAGCTACCTGATGTAGTTGTCCCTGCTCCTGCAGGTGGCAACCTAACAGGCTTCCGCTGGCTTGACTGGATTGGTCATGTGATTGTCAAGACTGTTGAGGTTGAGATTGGTGGGCAGAAGATTGATAAGCACTACTCAGAGTGGCTTGCCATCTGGAATGAGCTAACCCAGACTGCTGGACATGCACTTGGCTATGCTGATATGGTTGGACACACCCGCGACCTAAATGAGCTCACTGTTGGCAAGGCAGGCAACACTGTTGTGTCTGGCAAGGAGCTATACATTCCTATGCAGTTCTGGTTCTGTCGCAACCCTGGTCTAGCTCTACCTCTAATTGCTCTACAGTATCATGAGGTTAAGCTAAATGCCGAGTTCCGTGATGTTGTTGACTGTTATTGGTCAGGTACCTCATCTGACAGTGGTGCTACATGGACATACGCGCCAAATGCTTGCAAGCCCAGTAACTTCACTGCTTCTCTTTATGTGGATTATCTATATCTTGATACAGATGAGCGTAGGCGTTTTGCGCAAAGTTCACATGAGTACCTCATTGAACAGCTACAGTTCCAGGGCGATGAGAGCATTCCCCAAAACTCTACCTCATGGAAGAGCAAGCTCAACTTCAACCACCCTGTCAAGGAGCTGGTCTGGGTACTACAGCGTGATGCTATGGTTAGCTCACTGGATACTGACAGCACCCTTCTACGCCCTGGTAAGCAGTGGTTTAACTGGACCACTACTCCTGCTGGGTCTAAGGCAATCATTGCACCTGGTTCCGCCACTGCCCCAGCTGTGTATGTACCATCATCTATTGCACCAACTGGTGATAACCTAATGGTGACTGCCAAGCTACAGCTGAACGGTCATGACCGCTTCTCTGAGCGTGGTGCTCGCTACTTTAACCTTGTACAGCCTTACCAGCATCACGAGAATGTGCCACCAGCTGGTATTTATGTGTACTCCTTTGGTCTCAAGCCTGAGGAGCATCAACCATCTGGTACTTGCAACATGTCTCGTATTGACAATGCTACCCTACAGTTCAGCCTACATGGCGGACAGGGTTCTTGTCGCATCAAGGTGTTTGCAGTGAACTACAATGTTCTTCGAGTCATGAGTGGCATAAACTATATGGTACAGTATGTCAAGATGGTTATGCAACAGTTCACAGCTGTTGCTGCCTGACTACTGAGCCCTCCTGTGCCCAACAGTCGGCTGCCACACTTTGATGTGGGTAAACAGTGCTACCGACTAGTCAGAATATTCTGGCGAGGTGACCAAGTTGCGGGAACTTCCTTAGAGCCTTCAGCTACCATCTGTACAGGGAAACTTGTACCAGAAACTCGGGGTAATGACCTAGAGCATGGTAAAAACGCTGAGGATTGGATAATCCGCAGATCAGAACCTAAACCCGTTATGGTAGGGCATGGTTCGGTTTCAGAGATCGCAATGGCATCGGTGACCAATGAAGGACTAGCCATCCTGAGGTTGCTCAAGGTACGATCCAGCCCACTGGGAAACCAGTGGGGTCAGCCCTGGGGAGGGCTGAATCAAGAAGTAAAAGCAATGGCCCGAAAAGTAGTCAGCCGTCGGTATCTGGGCAATGCCGTACGGAAAACCCTGTTGAGCTCCCAGTGGCACCGTGTTCCCACACGGGCTTATGCCAAGCCAGCTGCTAGTTGCCGTCGCTTTTAAATTTTTAAAAGTGTCTGGTAGCAACACATCCAAATTGCGGGAATCCCCTGAGAGCCCTTGGTACTAAATCACAGTGGAAACATTGTGGTGGCAGGCAGGTGAAGCCTGGTATAGTAAAAATCCAAGTGGATTGGGCAATCCGCAGCCGAGCTCCTAAACCCGCTATGACAAGGGCATGGAGAAGGTTCAGAGACTAGATGTTTGTGGGTTTGAGGAGCCTAGTCAGCTTCGATGATAACTTAAGGTATAGTCCGCCTCTTAACGAAAGTTTTGAGAGAGTAGCGCGCGTACTCAAATTAAATTCCACATCTGGCTGATGTATTTCAGCTTCTGAAAAAACAAAAAAATAGACCCTACATGATTCATGAAATCATACAAAAGTTTTATGACACCCGCTTTACATATACTGAAATATTTCTGATCTAGACTGTAAACAACTAACTAAGACCTCTTACTGATACAAAGACTTTTGAGTTTCTCATAAACAGTACCATAATCCATGCACTGTTTATGATAATCTTGTACAGATGCATTTGACCAGATGCATCCCAGATATATTCCCCCTTTTTGTATAACTCTTACTATTTTATCTTTGGATACACCAAGTATATTGTCTAATATTGCAATACTTGGAAATATCAACTGTACATCATCAAATGCTACAGAGATTGGAGTTCTTGGACCATTTTGACCAACCAACTGGTCAGATGTATCAAGTAATACCCATGTCTTTGTATAGTTGTAAATGCGTGATACATGTCCTTGAAATGGCTGAAGTTCCCAATCTTTTTTCATATAATTGCACTGTGAACAGCATCCCTTACAATTGTCTTTCACATAGGTACTATTAGCATCAACTCTGTCAATACCAAATGCTGGACTGCGTCCACATAAGTAACAAGGTGATGCTAAAAGTTGAAGTTTCTCATCATGACTGAGATAGCAGGTTTTGTCCTTCACTCCTTTGTTCATACGGTTGTATGTTTTTCCAAAAGCGCACAGAAGAGGTTCATCATGTACCTGATGTTCTAGCTTGCAGTTGTAGAATATTTTCCTGATACCATCAATAAACTGGTCAACGCTGTATATGAGTTTCATTGAATTGCAAACACCACAACATGGTACTGTATTGGCTACTGAGTATATACCTTTAGGATCTACACGATCAAGTCCGTTCAATTTATCATCATTTGCACTTGGATTGATACCACAATAATGACATGGTTCTTGAAGGCGTTTGATAAAAGTTTCTTGTCCATCAAGTTCAATGTGCTTCTCCCATTTATCACCATGCTTGTGTCGTAGGTAAGTAAGAAGTGCTTTCCATCTCCTCTCTGGATCTGTTTTGACCAATTGTAATTGTATATCAACCTTATCAGGATTGCGCTTTGCCCATGCAAGATGTGTTGCAGCATTTTTTGCAAGGTACTCTGTTTCATTTGCTTCACGGTGTTTTGCTCTGCTCTTCTCGCTGTACCCCTTCACATTATAACATTTATTGCAAATACTCTTCCAGCCACCCTTTGCAACATCTGACCGCCAGGCAAACATAACCTCTGGAAATGTCAGACCACACTGATTGCATAATGGTTTTGATACTAGTTCTCTGTCAATAAGAGCTGATTTTTCCTTTGCATTTTGCTGCTTTTTTTGTGCACGACATTTTTTGCACTCTGAGCGCCAACTATTTTGTCTTTTCTCAAAATCATCAATTTGTTTTTCAATAAAGCAGATTTTACAAACTTTAAGCGACATTGGAGCTCATGATTTGATTTGAGACTGCATTATAAGAGTTGTCAAATTTTTTCTTTTACCAAACAGGTCTGGCGCCTGAAGTGCATTTAGTTTTTCTTTATAATATGTCTCTCAAGTGTACATGATTCCTAATAATGTATAACATGTGAACGACAAAATCCATACATGAAACAACAGTAGGTGTACTTTTGAGATAAAGGTATATAAGTTGTGCACATCATGTAACCACTGGTCTGGCATCTCCAAGTGTGTTTCTCTTCTACCAGTGCTATTCATTATTCTTAGTTAGACTACTTGAAAAAAGTGACTGTGTCATAAATCAAAACAACTGGCACTCATTCTTCATTACAACATCTAAAATGGATATAATCAATTTCTTTGCTGAAAAAACAGGTAATAACATCAATGTTGAATGGGAGAATGGGAAACCTTATTATCTTGCATCTGAATTTGGAAAGATACTTGGTTTCAAATCTATAACTTCAGTTACACAAGACTTTGATGAAACAGAGAAGGTTGTACGATCAAAACTAGATCCAGATGGTAAAGAGCAGAAGTTATTATACTTCACAGAACCTGGAGCATATTTGTTGTTAATGAGAAGTAAGAAGCCTATAGCTCTTGAATTTCTACGATGGGCATCACAGGTTGTTGCCTCTATTAGGAAACAAGGAAAGTATGACATCAAAAGTCTACAAACCCAAGTACCAACATAAGGAGGTCATGCTAAATTAGCCATGCAGTTAAAAAGTTTTGTTACTATATTTGTTCTGTTATTCCTATTTACCATCATCATGAAATTTTTTATTAACAAGATTGAACTTCTGCACAATATTTATGTACTTGAAATAACCTGATGAATATGCTACATAAAAAACTTGATTTCAAGATTAATATGCAATACTACAAGGATAGTTAAGAAGAAAAATGATCCCTGTTACTGAGCCAGATATGTTGAAACACCCAATTTATGGTAATGTTAGTGTAGGAGTATGGATACCTATATACAAACCAGTTAAGTATGACTATCCTGTCCTTTCAAACACAAAAGCACAGTTGATGCTTAGGAATGACAGTGATGTACCAATCCTAATCAAGAAAGCTAATGGTGATGTTTATGCTCCAAGTACAACAATTGGTAATGTTTCATATCTTTTACAACAGACTCTAGCATCAGCATTTCCAAATGTTAAGACTCATGAAACAGTTGATCACATGGATAACATATGGACTAATAATGTTATTACAAACTTACAATGGCTTTCCAGGAGTGAGAATAGCAGTCGTTCTTATGAAGCCAGAAAATCTGTAATGTTGGGTCGTCCAGTTGGTGTTGTCAATCCAATTACAGGTGAAGACATGGAAACAGCATTCCCAACAATTGCTGAGGCAGCCAGAGCAGTAAGATACAGCTTGCAACAACAAAATAATGAAGATATTGATGTAGAAACAGCTGAGGGTAAAATTCGTCGGTCCCTAGATGAACCAGGATTGTGTGCATATGGTTACAAATGGAGAGAATATAATGAAGTACGGGAAAACCTTGAAGGAGAAGAATGGAAGACTGTTGATATTACTTTACCAGATTGTGATTATACTTTATCATACACAGTTTCAAACAAAGGACGGGTTAGGAGTTTCTGTAATGTCCCACACTTTGGTTACAAGAGTAGATACTCACCTCATCGTTCACTTCAACGACAATACATTGACTTACAAGGAGAATATAAGAGCCATACAATAACTTTTGGTAAATTGATATACAGAGCATTTAATGGAGAAATTCCAAATGGTTATGTCATCACAATAAACAAACAAGCACCAAAGCTAAAAAATGGCACTTTTAGATACTACCCAGCAGATCTCATTGCAGTAAGCAGGACAGACCTTCATAACCCCAATATTTTTAGTAATATTGTCATTGATACTGATGTTGTCAACTCCATTGACCCCAACTTTAAGACATTTGATGGACATGAAGTCAACTTTACCAAAAGACGCTACAATCTTCCTGCATTAGATAAGCATATTCCAGACATGCAATGCATTATTCGTACCAAGGATGGCAAGACAGCTATTTTTGATGAACAATTTGTTGACAGTTTGAACTTTGGCTGGCTACCAGGTGACAGTGTATCATTGCCTAAGAAACTGCAAGAAAGCCTCAACCTACCAAGGAAAATGTCATTGGCAGCATATGTCTGGCAAGTCTGTGCAGGGCGTCAAATTCCAACGGATCATGTAGTAAAGCCTGTCAATCTTCAAATCAATGATGTGCGAATTGCTAACTTAGAGTGTATACGAGGTACATTCCGCAGTGTTAAACGACCATCTTTGCAGAAAGTTCCAGATAAATATCAAGATGCTTTAAAGATGCAATATCTACCTAAACATATATCAATCAATGCATGTAAGAATGGTGATGAACTAAATGTAACCTTCCCAGCTACACAGTTTGCAAAACATGGTCGCATGGTGAATAAAGATGGTATTGATGATTACATACATCAGTTGATAATTGAATATGGTAAAGAATGTCGCGACTATGAGACTGAAAATAATAAGTACCAGCAATTATTATCTGAGTACTATCAAATTATGGAGATAATGCACACAATATAATATGTCAACTCTTACACTATAACTGCTATTGAATGTAACATGATTGCAAAGGGCTACAAATGGCAATTTGCAAAAGAATGAACATGCGACAGAACAGAACCAATTGGTTCCCTTTGAATATCCATTTATCCAAAACTAAACATCATAACATATGACTATTTTGTTCCTGGTCATCATGACCTAATACATGCCTTGACAGAAAGATAAAAATATCACTTTTCTGACAAAATTTGATATTCTCATATACTCTATTTGTACCCTACTTCCACAATGTCTAATCAAGTCGCTCACAATTTTGTCAAGAGTGTTTATACTGACTTCTTCAACAAAACTCACAGACACTTTCTGTACTATTTAGCTGATGGGCTTGCTCGATATTATCATGAAGAAGACTCACCACACAAACAACAGCTATATGCTGTTATTGTGACATCTGCACCTACACAAAAGGTAAAAGTGATAAAGTTTGATATCAGAATTGAGAATATCAATGACCATTATTACCTTACAATAACTTGTGGAAAGTTCAATATTACTGTAGAGGTAAAGAGACCTGACTTCACTAATTTCACTGCTATGAATGACTTTATCAATTACACCATCTACAGATGTTTAGAAGGATTTGTGCAGATACCTTATGAAATTGTACAAAAGACCTTCTTTGTTTACAGTCCAGATGAAGTGTCATACAATCAAGCGCTTGAAGAAAGTCTAGAGGGTAATCCATTGTTCTGGCCCCTATCATACTGGTGTGATATACACCTTACAGAGGATGATGAACAATTGAAAAGTATGATTGTTGTTCTGAAAGACTTGCTTGAAGAATGTAAAAAGATACCTGGGGTATTACCACATGAAATGAAAAAACTCACAAGTATATATGAGAGACATGAAACAGTTATGGAGAAGGAGCTTGAACCATGGCTAGAGCGTGATCAGTTGTTAAACGCTGTAATGCTGTTCCTGGTCATCAGTTGCAAATATATACATAGCCATTGAAGAGATGCAACAATTGATGCTCCATGCGCTATAAACTGATATTTTAGTGTTTTCAGTTACATCTGGGATACCAGGTACAAAACACTGTCAGTCATCATTTCTCAAACTTCTGCTACAACAAAAGCTACTCCTTACATCTCTTGACTTTTTTTGATAGAGGGAGAAATGTAATGCAACTTCACTATACCACTGGGAGTCCATTGAATTCATGATGCAACCTGCGAACACAAATTGAATTGTTTGGGTCTGAGATACACTTGCGCCAGAAACGCTGAATACGGCGAACACATGCATCTTGTCTAAGTCTAGACATAACTGCATCCAGCATTTGCTGACGCTTCTTGATGTATTCCATCATCACCTGCAAACCCGAGATATAGGTGCGATTAAAAGTGATTCTTTGTCCAGTGGGACTGTAGTATTCATGCACATAACTGTAGCTTTGTCTGGTCTCATCATCAACAAATTGCAATCTATCATTTGCTTTTTCCAGATACTTCAATTGTAACTTTAATGGAGCATTTCCTACAATTGCAAGTAGAGGTTGCATGATTCCATCAAGATAGTAGTTGTGAAACCAAATCTGTACATTGTTGGGTAGGAATGTTTTTGATTCTCTGTCATATACATCAATCAATGTGTCAAATAATTTATTATTGTCATACACATATTCATCTGTCAGTATTATCTTTTTGTCTTGTAATGTACTGAACTTATCTATCTGAACTAGTTCATGTGGTTCTTCCAACCCTAGCAGTAGTGAAAATTCAAAGTCAGCATCATCATATTCTTGATATACATAGCTCTGGGTCATTATATACTTCACACCAGTCTCGGACTTGTAGACTTGCATCTTTGTGTCTTTGGTTACATGCTTTCAATTTCCATTGTGAAGGATACCGTAAACTTGAGTGGTATGACTGTTGTTCTGAAAAACTTGCTTGAAGAATGTAAAAAGATACCAGAGGTATCAGAGCATGAATTGAAAGTACTTACAAGTATATATGAGAGACATAAAACTGCTATGAAGAAAGGGCTTGGTGCAAATCTAAGTCGTGCCATTCATACTGGTAGTATTTCCAGTGGTCATTACTGGATGATGTGGTTGGATGTTCCTGAAGAGCTTAGGAATGCATACCTGGAAAAAGAGACATTGCCAAGTAAGAGGAAGATGGTAAATGCACTACAAGTTGAAAAACTTCACCCAGTTACAAATGAAGTGATACATAGATATATTTCTGTTTCTGATGTAATCAAAGAACACCCATTTTCAAGAAATACACTTTATACTGCTATTGAATGTAACATGATTGCAAAAGGTTACAAATGGCGGTTTGTAAAAGAATGACAAAAAAAATAAAAGGACGAGTATGATTTCTTTGACAGATGGAATTATAATTGGGTTATCAGTTAGTATCATTGTTACCATGTTTGTTTATATATGCTGTAATTGTAAGCTCTTGTGTAATAAAGAACCTGATGGTATTGTTTTTAATCTACCATCAAATGATGCTGTAGAAGAACAACATTAGAGTGTTTTCACTTTATCATGTGGGACAGTGATTTATTCGTATTTTTACTGGATAACTTTTGTAATAATTCATATAGTAGATGTTCCACAGAATTTATACATCACTTGAAATTAAAAATGCAGAACCAATCAGTTCCTTTGAATATCCATCAGTCCTGAACTGAACAACATAACATATGACTATGCAGTTCCTGGTCATCATGACCTAATACATGTCTTGACAGAAAGAAAAAATATCACTTTTCTCACAAAATTTGATATTGATATATACTCTATTTGTACCTTATTTCAACAATGTCTAAGCAAATTGCTCACAATTTTGTCAAGAGTGTGTACACTGACTTCTTCAGCAAAAATCAAAAAACATTTCTGGACTATGTAGATGATGTGTGTTATGAATGTTATAGTGATGAAAGAGATTCACCACACAAAGTACAGTTATATACTGTTATCGTGACATCTGCACCTACACAAAATGTCAAAGTGGTAAAGTTTGATATCAGTGTTGAGAACATCAATGACCATAGGTATTTTTTGATAACTTGTGGAAAGTTCAATACTACTGTAAGGATAAGAAGGCGTCATATCACTGATCTGACTGACTTTATCAATTACACAATCTACAGATGTTTGGAAGGAGTTGCGCAAATACCTTATGAAGTTGTACAAAAGAACTTCTTTATTTACAAGCCAGATGAAGTGTCATACAAAAAAGTGCTCAAAGCAGGTCTAGAGTATGATAAATTGTTATATTGCCTAACATACTGTTATGATAACGACCTTACAAAGGATGACCAACATTTGAACGGTATGACTGTTGTTCTGAAAAACTTGCTTGAAGAATGTAAAAAGATACCAGAGGTATCAGAGCATGAATTGAAAGTACTTACAAGTATATATGAGAGACATAAAACAGCTATGGAGAATGAACTTATCTGGCCAGAGCATTGTGATTTATTAGAAGCTATAATGCTGTCATTGGTCATCAGTTGCAAATATATACATAGCCATTAAAGAGATGGATGAGATTACAACAATCTGGGCTCCGTAACTGATGCTCTATGTTATGTTCCTGATGTTTTGTTTTTACTATGCTGTTGATACCATAAGTTATGCTACAGAGTGTTTTCAGTAACACCTTGGGACACAAGGTATATAAGAAACAAGAATAGAAAATGTGTATGGACAATCACCAGTCCAAGTACTTTCTTATGCTTCAGCGTTTGAAAGAACTTTACCTAAAGTACTTTTGCACAAATGGAGAAGTTTTTGTTGGAGATGATTACTGCATAGACATTCCAGACAGTTCTGATGACTATACCAAATTTTTACAAACCACAAGAAATATATGCAGTAAACTAAATGTTCAAAACCCATTTGATCTCACAGATGACAAACTGATTGAAGAATCAATTGTGGCAACTATAATAGCACGCATTATCAATGATATTTGTTGTATAGACTACGAGATAGTGTGTCCTTCAATTGAATGGTTTATTAATCAGCAAAATCAAAGGAAAGAAAATTGTCTCAAACCAGGTACTATGCACAAACATTTATTACTTGTTCACAAGTTCATGGACTTCATCAATGATGGCGGTGTAAAGTTCCTGATCTGCTACATTATAGGTTGTGATGAGAGTGCACTATATGATGTCAACTTTCTCCATCCAAGCTGGATAAAACGATATGCCAATTCAAGTATGATGAACAAATACTAGTAGACAAAAAAAGAAAAGCAACAGACTTGTTTGCCAGATGCAGAGAAACCAAACAACACAAGAAAAAGCATGGCATAGAAGAGTTTGAAACAAATATGCTCTGCTTTGATATTTTCAGCTTTCACTGAGATATCTTTTTTGAAAACTTGTTGAAAAAGTGATTTGTACAGTTCAACCAGTTTTCACAAACTTATTCCAATATGAGGAAAAGAGCTAATCGTTGCAGTGTACCATCTCCCAGTGAATCATCTTTTGTGGATCCGATATTTGATGATGCACCTCTTCAAGAACTTAAGGCAACACAAACAACTGATTTTGAATGGACAGGTGAAGTACTCAAACCCTTGTTCCATTTTTATGAAAAAGATGTTGTACACCTGATACATTTTGCAGATACCAAAGATATTGCTTCAATGTATACTTTTTACGGAAACAAGATTGTTTCTAAGTTTACGCATGAATTGTGTACTAGGAGAAACTATTGCAATCGCTTTTCAGGCATTGGTGTTTTGGATAATTCCAACAAAAACATGTTTGCTATGATTGCACTATCACCAGATTATCAATATGCAATTCCAAACTTTTATAAACAGTCGGAAGTGGAAGAGTCATATGGATTTACAAACACAGTCATTGTACCTGTACACAAACCAGGACAATATTGCAACAATTGTGGAAAAAAAGGAGAGTTCAAGTGTGACTGTTGTATGTCAGTGTGGTACTGCTCTGAAAGGTGTCAGAGGAAAGATGAGGTGAAACATTTTGAAGTCACTGAGAAAATCAGCGAGATACCAGAAAATCAACCTGTTATCATAATTCGTTCAATAAATTCTTTGAAAACCAAAAACAAGTATGTACCAAGAGTTCACCCTGATCCAAAATCGCATGAAATGTTACAGTGGATAAATGTTGCTCTGTCCGTCATTCCTAAGGACTTATTAGAAAACATGAGTGTTGTGTTCAAATACGAGAAGTTGTCCGATGTTGGTACATTTAAATTTTACGGAAATCTAATGAGGTTCAATTGTGATGTAGGATTGTTCCATGCAGAACATTTTGTAAATCAAAATGGAACCGTGAAGAAGGGTAAAGGATACTCTTCAGTTTGTGTCACAGTACAAGATGAAGTGTTGTTTGCAGATTGTATTAAATGCTTGCAAAAAAAGATGTATGGACCAAAATTGTTATTGATAAAGACAAATCATCCTTGGAAGTCATGTAATCACTGTGGGTTGCAAGGGGTCTCTAAAAAGTGCACATGTTGTGCCAGTATCTACTACTGCTCAAGCCAATGTCAAAAGGCAGACTGGGCAAACCATAAAAAGTTTAGTTATGAACATAAAGGAGACAAGCGTTTGGTGCTTTGTCTACGAATGTTGCCTGATTGCTCATACCCGCAAAATTCAAAGGAATCTCCAAAAAATGTCATGTTTGTAAATGCAACAGATTTCAACAATACCTAACTGGTTAGCATCAATATACAATCATTGGTCTATAATATGCACTTCATGCCTTGACAGAATGAGAAAAATAATCTTTTTTCTGACAAATTTTGATACTTTGTCAAGAGTGTGTATACTGACTTCTTCACATACACAGATGAGTAACCTGTCTTTAGTAAATGTACTGAAAAATAACTAATTTATTCTACAAGTATTCTTAGATTTACAAACATCTAGTATGGATCATTCCAGTCCTCAAACCATTCTGGATCTCTCAAGCGCCGTAAGTATTTATATATACCAAGAACACAGTGCATAAAATCCATGACATCACATTCCCAGTCATATGTTGTGGATCTGGTTAAAAAGCTTGACATATACTTTTTGAGATAATTTGTATCTTCCAGCAACTTTTGTTTAAGGCCTGGAATGATCTCATCAAGCCTTGTGATTGATTTTATTGTACGGCTGTATTCCATATGCATCATTTCCTCAGTCTCTTTTACAATTCTGTCCCTAAAGACACAGACTGTGGTTGAGTTAGGTCCTTTTGTGATTGTCAATACTACATGTTTCCATGTCCATAACTGATACATGTATTTAGCTTCCTTTGATAACTTGGACTTGCTGTATCTCTTTTTCAGAGCAAACACAAAGTGATCCAGTGTCTTCACACTGAGGACACATGGTCCATGTACATATCCAACTGCACCATGTTGAAAAGTAACCTGAATGTCATTCTTATCAATGTAATTGATGAAGAACCTCATAAAGGTTTTGAAATTTTTATCAACTTGTAGGTCTTTTGATATGGAAATGTAGAATGCATAGAGTGAACTCATGTCATCCTTGAAATCCTTGAAGTAAGCCACGAATTTATCATTCAGTAACTGTTCAAACACTATTTTGTTTATTGATACTAAGACATCATGTGGTGTATTGTCAATCAACACACTCAACTCATTGTCTTCTTGCTTGTCAAGCATTCTGTATTTGCAATAGGTTGAACCTTGTGAACATGGTACAGCTAAGACATATGCCACCATCTATTTTTTGGCAGATTATAAAAAATAATGGTTTCACAGAGTTTCACAACAAACTTTCCAAACAAAAAGAAAGTATGAATTGCTCAATCCAACTTATATGGTTTTGATACATGCTAAAAACATCTACGCATGGTTCATCAAGTCAAATATAACTCTGGACCAAATCTCTTCAGCAGAGTCATCACCCTTCATCCACAAGAGTAGATCTGGGTTTTGGTCTTCAATGTATTCGTTCAGGAGATAGTGGAGAACCCATAAATGTTCATATACACGGTCAATACAGCATACAAATTGCAGAATTTCATTAACCAAGTCATATACTTTGCGTATAGTAGAGAACTGTGACATGATTTTTTTGAGTTTGTGTGTTTGTTGTAGAATCTTGCCTATTTCTTCATCAGCATGTGGAAGATCTTGAATGGTCTTACCAAACCTTGTTATTGATTTCATTGTACGGTTGTACTCCATCTGCATCATTTCCACGGTCTCTTTCACATTCCTGTCTCTAAAAACTAAGACTGTATTCAACCATTTTTGCTTAGGACCTGATGTGATTGTGAAAACTATATGCTTCCACCGCCACAAGTCCCACATGTCACGGGATAATACATTTCTATTGCACTTGCTGTATCTTTTTTTCAGAGCAAACACAAAGTGATCCAGTGTCTTCAAACTGAGGACACATGGTCTATGTACATATCCAACTGAACCATGTTGAAAAGTAACCTGGATGTCATTCATATCAATGTAATTGATGAAGAACCTCATAAAGGTTTTGAAATTTTTATCAACTTGTAGGTCTTTTGATATGGAAATGTAGAATGCATAGAGTGAACTCATGTCATCCTTGAAATCCTTGAAGTAAGCCACGAATTTATCATTCAGTAGCTGTTCAAACACTATTTTGTTAATTGATACTAAGACATCATGTGGTGTATTGTCAATCAACACACTCAACTCATTGTCTTCTTGCTCGTAAAGCATTCTGTATCAGGTTGCAATAGGTTGGACCTTCAGGGCATGTAAATTAGGCTCAAATGTGATTGTCAACTTTCTCAAAAATCTGGAAAAATGAGTTATATATAGATTCTGCTTTGATGTCTTCTGATACCTACAGAATATGCTTTAGAGTGTTTACATTTTATCATATGAGACAGTATTTTATTCCCATATATCAACATATAGCATATGTTTCCATAAATTTTTGTTGTTCAAGTTCCCATCGACTGATGTTTTACTTTTACAAATATACAAGTGCTATTGATGCAAGTAGTAATAGTAATGCTATAACATGTTTGATACTATACTTATTTTTGAAGAATGTAACGCTAATAATTACAAACACAACCAAAGTGGCAACATTATATAGAACAATCAAGACATTCTCTTGCATACCCAAAACCTCTTGTGCAGCATTCATAGCAGGTGACTGTATCATGTATTCAAAAGCAGCAAAAAGCCAAAGAACCAAGATTCTGGGAAATAAAGTCAAATTTGTCAAGAATCTACCACCAAACCATGCAAAGACTTGAAATATAGCAGCAACAAGAAATGGTACAATAGGAAATGTACTGATAGGTAATACTTTGGCATATGTTTTTACAATGTACTCAAGCTGTGGCTTTGCAGCAGACATATTACATGATAAATATAAAAAGATATTTACTGGTTTGCATAGGGAAATGCCAGTTGGGATTTTATAATCCTAATGCATTTTTGTAAAGCCAACATGCTTTTTTTAGATGTTTGCTTGTTGCAAGCAGTTCCTTACCCTTGTAGCCACATTCCTTAGCTCAGTGGCATATGCGGAATGGTCAAAGCTTGCAGAGAATGCCCTTTGGCATAGCCCCTCAAACTTTTCATGCAACACCTTTTTTCTTACAACCCAAATGTTTTCCAACCGAAGTACCTGCATAATCACAGCCTCACACATCATTAGATGATAGTAGTAAATGCCTGTGTAGAGGCGGTTATAAAACTCCCGAACCCTATCAGTCATAAATGTTGTCCAAACAGCCTCGTGAGCTCTGAATGTTTTGTAGTCAGGAAATGTCGGCACCTTCAATAGGTCTAACTGTCTATCTTGAATCAGCTGAAGCACTTTTATGATTTCCTCCATAGGAACCCAGCTGTTGGAGTGTACTAGTTTTTCTATAATTACCTTATCTGTCACGCATTCTCTCAAGATACCTCCAACCTTGTTGTATTGTGTGCCTTTAAACATAATCTCAAGATACCTATCCAGCATGTATGCGACCGCATGGGAATTGTCAATCTCCAAGTCATTGTTGCATGCTTTGAAGTAATCATGCAAGAGCATGATTATTTTAACTGTGTTGCTCAAGTTGCTCCTCTCGCGCTTAAGGACTTTCTTTAGAGGAATGTCATAATGTCTAAGCCTATAGCTGGAGGTTTGTGTTGCTGCATGTATGAACTCTGAAAGTATGGTAACTCCTTTGAGGCTGATATCAGAGTTCAGCACGAGCTGAGACAAGTTTGACCCAACTGGCGACAATTCTGTATCAATAGCTTTGGCAATTGACACGCCCACTACTGCATGAAACTCTTTACTGACCAAACCCAGATGAATAAGCTCTTTTAGACCATATGGAAATAATGAACCATTGGCTCTATTGCCAAAGTGGGACAGGAACACAGATGTGGGGATGCACTGCATCATTGGTGGTTGATACTTGATGATTGTGTTAAGTACCATAAATTCAATTTTCTTGAATTTCAAAACAAAATGTTTCCACAGTCTGTAAGTGTTCCATAGGGTTTTAGCTCTATTCAACTGGGAAATAAAGTCAAATAAGATAGTTACAGGATTTTGCTGTAGAGTTCTTATGTGTTCCAATACATTTTCAGATGTCGGCTTGTTGCATGCAGGCTCTCACCCTTGTAGCTACATTCCTGAGCTCAGTGGAGTAAGTGGATTGAACAGAACTTACAGAGATTGCTCTTTGGTATAGTCCTTCAAACTTGTCATGTAACAACTTTTTTCTCACAATCCAAATGTTTTCAAACTGAAGCACCTGCAAAATCACAGCCTCACACATCAACAAATAATAGCAGTAAATGCCTGTATAGATGTGGTTATAATGCTCTTGAACTTTGTCAGTAATGAAGATGGTCCAAATTGCCTCATGAGCTCTGAATGTTTTGTAGTCAGGAAATCTTGGTACTTCTAATTGGTCTAACTGTCCATCTTGCAACAGCTGAAGCATCTTTATAACTGTCTCCATAGGAACACAGCTATTGGAGTTTAGTAACTTTTGTATAGTTGCCCCTCCTGTAGTACCTGCCACACATTCTCCCAAGATACCTATAACTTTGATATATTGTGTGTTTACAAACATCATTCCAAGATACCTATGCAGTATGTAGTATATCACACGGGAATTTTGGAAGTCACAGATGTGGTGACTTTTGAAGTAATCATGCAAGAGTGTGATTGTTTTAACTGTGTTGTTCAACTTGCTCCTCTCATGCTTTATGACTTCCTCCACAAGAATGTCAGAGTCTTTCAGCCGATAGCAGGTAGTTTGTGTTGCTGCATGTATGAGCTTTGAAAATATGGTAACTCCTTTGAGGGTAATGTCAGAGTTCAACACAAGCTCAGACATGTTTGACCCAACTGCTGACCATTCCGCATCAATAGCTTTTGCAATTGACACACTTACCTCCTTATAAAACTCTTTACTGACCAACCCCAGGTGGATAAGCTCTTTGATATCAAATGGAAAGGGTGAACCATTGGCTCTATTGCCAAAGTGGGACAGGAACACAGATATAGGGATGCACTGCATCAAGTTGCACAGGAACTATAGATACTGCTTGAATGTGTTAAACACCACTTCAATTTTCTAAAGTTTGTGGAATAAATCTTCACTACATTCTGTGAGTGCTCCTTCAAGGAATATATATAAAGACAGTGTTCAAGAACTAAATAAGATGGATGTACTTATATCACAGCTTGTACTTACAGCGCAGCAATTAGTAGAAATTTATGGTGTAGATCATAAAAAGATAAAGAAAGAAATTTATGATGGACTAAGAGTTTTATCAGAAAAACTACCAAAAAAACAAGTTTTGTATAATTGTGTGCATGGTGGTTATGATTATGCAAAACAGTTCTCAGATTTTATTGAAGAAGATATAGAATATTATGGTTATTCTAAAGCAACTAGGGTTGCACATGTTGAGAAAGTCAAAGCATTTGGAAATGCATGTAAAGAAAAATATCCACTAGTTATCAAACTGATTGCCATACATAATAAATATCATCTAAAACAAGTTTTTTATTATGCATGGAAACTGAAAGATGCACATAAAGCACTTTCACGCTTTGCCTCCATTTATGATACTGTTCTAAATACAACTGAAGATTTCTTTGGCACTGTAGAAAATGTTGAATACATAAGTTACATACCTGACTTCAAAGTAGAAAATGTATCTAAGTATAGCAAACAAGCACTGATACAATACATTGCAAAAATTACAAATGAAAAGAAAGATGAAATTCAGAATTCTTATAGCAAAATGAAACAGCTTGTTACTGATGACATTTGTAACCTAGTTTTAGAGAATTATGATACAGTCTTTGATGAGGAAAGACTTGACACTAATTGCAAATGGTATGAGAAGAAGAATTGGACAGAGAGAATGGTTGAAAATCAAGGTAGTGTCAAATTGACTTTCATAGATGCTATTGACTATTATGGAGAGTCACACTTTGCTATTTGGAAATGCCAGGAGCATTACAATGATAAAGTTATGCGTTTCCTGTTGAAACACCATGAAAAGTTTGCTGTAGAATGTTCTAGGTCATGTACCAATCTTGAGGTTGGACTCCTGTTTGCAAGTGGAGCTTATTGCAAGTTATCTATAGGTGAAGCACCACAAATTCTTTCATGGAAAATAAAGGAGTATGATGGTCTGGAGAGTATAGTTGTTGAACCATAAAGTCTTGCTTAGTTTGTTTCAAGTTGTGTGATATTTTTAAAAACATAATAAGCATATAAGTTAAGTTTCTTTGTGATATACTATTTGCATGCCTGAATACAAATCTATAGAACAGCGTGTAAAAGAAGCAGTAAATATAAAGCTTCAGCTTCAGCAGGTCGGAGCTCTGTTACATGAGCCAAACTTGAAAAGACTCAAGAGCCATAGTGATAGGTTTATATATGATGGTGTCAGTAGTCAATTTTGTCTCAGAGTAAATGAAACTGTAAGAACTAAAATAGTATTTTGTTCAACTTTAGGTATTTCTAGTGGTGTTGAATTGGAAATTGCATAGTGTACAATATTCACAGCAAAAGAAGAATATTTTTTATGCTGTATCAATACTGATTCAATTACCTCTCATAGAGTTATTCCTAACTTCTCTACATATGCGAGGTTCTTCACTGTAACAGTTGTAACAGTTGTAGTAACGGTTGTAACAGTCTCATTATACATGGCAACTCTCATTTGATAATGCTTTTTGCGTTTAGAGTCAAGGAGAGCTCGTCGTCTGTCATGTGCAGATACCAGTGATTGTGGTTTCTTATCAAACACACCCTGAATGGCTTGAAGACTCGTCGTATCTTTAAAGTATGGTTTGTTATCCAACATTAGCTGTCTCTCAGCTCCTTTATCATATGGTTCAACATCATCATCCAATATTATAATTTCTTTCTGCTGTTGTTTATCATTTTCATTGTTTTGCTTATCATCCAACATTTTCCGACTCTCATTCTCTTTTAGTTCAGCATCTTTAAGCAGTGTCAACAAAGTGTCACTATAGTTTCTGTGTGCTTGTTTGATACTTTTTATTGTTTTTTCAAATGCTACATATTCCTTCACCTCGTTCCCATACTTTGTGAAGAGGTGCCTGTACTTCTTGCATTGATTGATGCAAATCAATCTATTACATGTTGCGTATGAACTATTGTTATCATATTGGATAGGTCTCTTGCATGGTTTACCATCAATAATACATAGACAGCGAACTTTGTTGCGAGGACCTCCATTCAAACAAGCTGTGTTAGACATGATTTCGCATAATTAAGACTTTTGATGCTGTAATCAATTTTTTTAGTTTGACTTTCAAAAAAGTCAACTATCATAGGCTCAAACAGAAGAATTCTCTCATATGTCTTCCATGAATGATACAGTCTGTACATTCTCTTCAAAAATAGGCTTGTTTTGTTCATAGTACGGTTTACATATTTGTATGTTCAATTGTGGAAATATACTACAGAATTTTGCAGACTTCATAACAATAGCAAGCCCATCTAGTCTACCTTGTGGAGTATTGAATACTTTTTGTCTTGGTCTCTTTGATGTAGGTATTTGATAGACCATTCTAATGAAAGCATTTGATTAGGACACAATTCTTTTGCTTCTACAATGACAAGGTATTTCCATGTCAAACCAAATCTCTTTGTAGCCCTTGTTGTAAAATGTGCTCCTCCTTTGGAGTTCAGAGTTATGTTGTCGCAATCTCCTTGTAAGATTTGTAGTATATCCATTGTATGTCATGTTATTTGTATCACTGTACAGAATGTAACAATAAAGACTTCTTTTTACTTCATTATAAGGGACTGATGAAGTCATCATCTATAATAACAGGACTAATTTATTCACAGTGTGGTTTTGTACCTGTCGAGGAATATTTTACATTCCTATATTTTTCAACACTACAATCTAATTGTTTCTCTACTTGTTTTCTCAACACAAATGTTTGTGTGTAGTATTTGCTACGACCGCGTACATATGGATTGTATCCATTGATTGTAACCTGATCTATATCTTTTATAAGATCGCTTGAGATACAATACTCTTCCAACTTGATAGTTTCTTTCTTGAAACACTCAGCACATAGACGAAGTGGTATTGGCAAATAAACTTTACGGATATTTGGTTTCTTGCATATCATACATCCTGAACCAAATTGAAGTTCTAGTCGCTGTAAAGTAGTCAGTTGTTGCTTTGTTTTTGGATGGGGTTCCAGAACATGAGGTGCAAAGTCATTTATCAGGACACAATCAACAATATCTTTCAACCACTTTGAAGTATTGCGAAGAGACATTAGTGTTGTGTATGATTTTTGACAATCATCAAATGAAATCATAAACTTGCATATGTTTTCAACAACATGTTGAGAGAGATCAGAAAATGGTGTGAGTTCATTAGGCAATGGTGCCTCTGGTAATAATTTGTTATGTCGCTTGCAGAACATAACATCTTTAGGGCATTTTGCTCCACAGGGTTTTCCTTTCCTTGAACCTGAACCAAGGAGTGCAATACAAGTTGTCATTTTTACTCAAATAAGCAAAAGTCAAAATCACTTTTTATATAAAGACAAGTACTTTGAGTACTATTATTATGGAAACACTGTTTAACCAACTCAATGATGTAGTTGAACAGCTATTGCTAAAACATAATGTAAGTCATAAAACAATCAAACAAAAAATTCATCATGGGATAAGTATTTTGTCTGAGAACCTACCAAAACAAAAAGTCCTCTTTAATGGTGTTCATGGTGGATATGGATATTCACGACAGTTTGAAAGCTACATTTGTGATGGAAGTGACACATACACTTATCCAAGTAAAGCTGAAAGAATATCACATGTCAAGAGTGTTGAGAACTTTGGGAATGTTTGTAAGATAAAATATCCTTATATTGCAAAGTTGATTGCAATCCATAACCATTATCATCTTCGAGATGTATTTTCAAGTGTTAATAGGATACAATTTGTAGAAAAAGAACTTGTCTCTATCTCAACAGTCAGTACTATCATCAATGATTCAGATGAAGAGCTATTTGGTTCAATGGAAGATGTACAGTATGTATGTACACATAACTTCAAGTTAGAACAAGTAAGAAAATATACAAAACAGTCACTATTGCAGTATGTACAAGATAAGAAGTCTAAACATGAACACGAAATCCAAATGTCAAACTGCCGAATCAAAGAACTCATTGGCGACTTATCAAATTGGGTACTTCAAGATTATGGTGTGACACATTTTGAAGAAGAAACATTAGAAGATTCATTACTGTGGTATGAAAAGAAGAAATGGTATGAAAGAATGGTATCAGGGCAAGGGCTTCAAAGGTTCACATTTATAGATGCAATTGAGCATTATGGTGAGGCTCACTTTGCTATATGGAAGTGTCAATTTCATTATTCCGATGAGGTAATGAGGTTCCTCATAAAAAATCACGACTTGTTTGATTTAGATTGTTTAGACTCATGCAGTGATCTTGAGATGGGTCTACTATGTGCAAGCGGTCCTTATTGTAAGCTATGTGTTGGAGAAGCCCCGCAACTACTATCATGGTATATTGGAGAGTATGATGGGTTAGAGTCTATAGTTGATGTACCATAGAACTAATTTGTCTCATGAACACTTGCTAACATAGCATCAAGCTTGTTATGTAAATCTTTTATAGAACCATTGTTCATGATGGTATGATGCACTGGTATCTCATCACATTCAATCTCTGAGACATGATGCGATGTTGCATCAGGAACAACCGACCGCTTTACATGAATAACATACACATCATACGGTACAAGTGCTTTATACTCATGCATGAAGCGGAGATCAGTGATGACAATCTTACAACTATGGGCTTTTGTGATGTAATCAGAAATAGTAGACTGTATGAAAAAGTCGCGCCCCATGGAGGGAATTAGCTCTTGGAGCTTGTATTGCATTATTTCTGTACCGAAGAACTGCATAGCCTGACGCGGTGAAATACCCCAACGGTCATCAACCTTATCCTTTTCAGCATTCTCTAACTGTTCTTGTGTGAAGCCAAAAAGTAAAGTCATGCACAATTTGAGTTTTTCTGCAATCTTGACTCGTGTATAGCCATACTGATTCACCAGGTAATCTGCAAGAGTATCCTTACCTGACTGTTTTTTACCACATAATGCAATTATTTTGCACATTCTTGTGATATATTATACATATACCATCTTTATGTAGTCTCTTTACTGGAGACTATGAGTCCTTTCTCATCAAATATCATACAAGTTTTGAAATGGCATCTTTAGATGCTTGTAGCAAACTTGATATGGCTCTCTTATTCACAAGCTGTCCAAATTCTGAATGGTAAAAAATTGATTTAGCTAAACAGTAAGATATATAACTAAAATGGACACTTTACCAGAGCTTTGTGTTTATCTAGTAGCAGAAAGTCTGAAACAAAAATGTACTAATTTAAGAGAACTTATACAAGTTTCTGCTAATTTGTCAAAAGTTGGCAATGCAACTTGTACAAGTATCTCTGAGATGGTCAACGAGTTTGTAGATCCAGGATGTACTATGGCAAAAAAAGAAGCTGTTGAAAAAAATATACAAGCTCATGCAGAATGGAAGCAAGAGATTATCAAGCTACAAAAGTATCCAAAAGAGAAAATAAGTACATATACACTTGCTGAATTGCGTGAAGAGTGTAAAAGGTTTAAGATTTCTCGCAGTGGTACAAAATCTATAATTCAACACAGACTTTTATCATATATTGACATGCGTATTCCATGGCTTGAGAATATCTATAATGTAACAAAAATCAGTAAACATTGTTCATCAATTCGCAGTCATATTCGCAAAATCATTCAGGGACTACAACATAAAGATGATAAAATTGCCACAAATGATGCAATCAGAATGTTTGATTTGAAGCTAAAAGATATGAAAGAGTTATTTCCAGTTGAGATAAGAAATCACAGAAAGTACTTTGATGTGAATGATGTTGTCAAAAAGTCTCTAACAAAGCGTAAAAGAGAAGCGGAAGAACATTGGGAGTATTACTATAATGAAGAATCACATCTAAAGAAGCAAAAGCAAAATGTAAAAAGTCAACAACTTGTTGATGCACGAAAAACTATGGTTACAATGTTTGAAAAAGAAAATAATCTGAAAATTGATGATTACCAGGAAACTCATATATATGATGACATACAATCATACATATTGGATAAAAAGCCAGATAAGAATAGAAGACTTACAACTTATGGAATCAATTACAACGCTAATAATCTTTCACATATGTTAGAGGCTCTCAAGGTATACGCGCAAAGAAAGTCAACTATTATTGAACTTATGAATCTATCATATAAGCAGGCTATGGATATCATCTCAAAACCATATGTTCAATATCGCATACAGATAAAAGAGCTTGATATTTATACGGTCTTTACAGACATAAAATATACAAGAATAATTGAGAAACTAAAAGAAGTGCGTGGAATAAAGCCATCAATGTTCCCTGTTGGTATCCCTTCTATAATAATGAAACTATCAAAGATTTATAATATGACAGAAATTGAGAATGACTTTGAGAATATAACCAGAAATATTTACAGAAAACTACAGAAATTGATTTGAAATGATAGCCAACTGACTTGTATACATAAAAAATTGATTAATTAATTTTTTCATTCAATCATAAAATATATATGATTGAGTTTTCCACAAAATTCAAAAGTCTACTTCATATCATAAACAAAAACTGTGAAAAATAATATGACATATAGTCAACTTACTGAAATGAATACTATAGATCAAGTATTCAAAGATACTAATGAATCAAGACAATTTCTTCTAAAAGTTATAACGGATACACTAAAACCTGTTTTGGGTAATGATGGTGATAAACCATATACGAAATACTGGTACATAAATGGAAAAAGTTTAGATGAAATTTCGTTAATGGCATATGAATCTGATATATTATTAGGCGGTATTCATCAACTATGCCATGTGATTGAAAAACATAAGGACTCTTCTCACAAACCTTTTGCAGATGTTATTATTCCTGTTATACCCGTATTCCCTATATTTAAGGCACATATGTCTTACATAGAAAATACAACAGATTTCTTATGTATACTATCACAGTCAGTTGACATTAGTCAATCATGTGTTGTACTGATAGGAAAACTTATAATTTCATATTTGAAAATGGTTCTTCCTACTATACATAGAACTGGTATTGAGCTTCTAGAAAGAAATATGTGTGTGTCATGGATGTGTGGCTATACTTCAGTTATTGATTTAGTAAATAGTTTATCTCATATTAGTCAAAATAATTTGTCTGCCCTGAGAACTGCAGATTATCCAAATCCTTATGCACTGTATCAAGACATGCTTATGTTGAATGCAGTTGATGATGCAAAGTCAATGATACATTATGGAATCACATACTATAGAATCCTGTTGTTATGTGGATATGTATCAAAAAATAATACATCCAAAGTAGACCAATATTTTGATGATGCTTTGTCGTGGATAAATTACAACATAAACAGTCTTACAGATGAGGAAATCAGAAGACCAGAATTGCTGAGACTTGTTGATAGTTTACAACTGTGTAATCACAATGTTTGAAATTGAGAATGATTTTCTGAATACCACAAGAGATATCTGGACATGTATTATTACCCAGTAAAAACAATATAAGATAACCACAAATAGAAATATCTACAGATAGACAATCAGTATGGTGTCATTTTCCTCTAAACTTGCAAAACTTGTTACCAACCAATACAGTGCAACAGGAGAACAAGAATTGCAGGGAATGCTCATCTCAATGAGTAGGTTTTTTACTATGATATTAGGCAGTGATGGCAGTGACCCAACAATCAAGTATTGGTACATGAATGGACTTACTCCTTATGAAATTGCAAAAATGTCATACGAATCCGATATATCATTGAGAGCTGGTAACGAAATATGTAGAGTAATTTCAGACCACCAGCTTCCATATAGAAAGCCTGTAACAGATGATGTTATCCCCATGTTTGACTTTCCATTCTTCAAGCCTGAAAAAGAAAAGACCAAGAAAGATAAGTCTAATAAAAACAATTTGACAAACACTATCAATTTTCTATGTATTCTATCACAGTCAGTTGATATCATTGAACCATGTATTGTATTACTGGGAAAGTATATCATTTCATATTTGAACATGGTTCTTCCTGCCGTTCACAGGGATAGCATACAACTTCTCAATAAAAATATTTCTAGGTCATGGATGGGTGGCTACACTTCAGTTCTTGATTTGGTTTTGAACTTGACACATATAAGACAAGGGGATTTGAAGGCACTGAAAACTGTCAATTATCCTGACGCGCGGTCATTTTTCCATGACATGCAGATGTTGAATACAGTAGATGATGTCAAGTCAACTATGCATTATGGTATCACATACTACCGAATCCTATTAATGTATGGATATGTTTCAGGAAATCGTACCTCACATCTTGACAATTATTTCAATGATGCTACATCATGTATAAGTTATAACATCAATAGTCTTACAGACGAGGAATTTCATCGACCCGAATTAGTAACACTAATGGGTAAAATCAAAGTAAATAACGGAAGGAAGTAAACATTTTTCACTCTGAATGATGTTTCTCATTATGGGGAACACAAGTGAATAGACTCTAATAAAAAATATGTTGAAAGAAGAATTCCATTTATGCTCTTTTGACATTTTTATGATTCAATAATATCCATCATGAACAACAGCAAGCAAGCCACCAGTGATTGCAAATAGTCGCATATAGTGATATTGGGACACATCAAACTGTTGCTGTAATATCATGTAGTAAAACACTCTATAAACATAGCTAAGGATTTCTTTGGCAGTTTTGTCAATCACATCTTTGGACACATCATCTGTACTTGTCAAAAGATGTAGTCTCCTATCATATGTAATATCAGGTACAAGTTCAATGCTCATAGATGTATCTAAGCCATATTGTTCCATTGCCAGTTTATATTCAACATCACTGACCCAACGGTAACCCATCTCATCCAAGTGCTGTCTGATTATCTTTTGAGTATCTTCCATCTGTCTTCTATGAAAATAAGAATTCTGTATATTGGGTAATTTTTTTTGATTTTTTATTTTCAAATTTATTTAGCTTTTTGCACTTCTTTTTGCACTACATGCAGCATATTACCAGTTGATAAGAATGTCAAGAAGTAGTCTGGTATATGAATATCATCATCAACATCATCATCAACATCGTCATCAACATCATCATCATCATCATCTACATTACATTCTGTCACATGTTCTAGTACATGAGTATCATCCTTATCATCTATGGTGCACTCTTTCACCTGTTCTAGTAATTGAATATCTTCATCTTCATCATCTTCATCATAGTGTTCGCCATTGTACTTTTGTAATCGCTCTGGCACCTTCATGTATATCATCCTATAAGCGTATCCAATAATATTCAGGATATGCTTGTCATAGATGTCTCTGGATTGCTTATCCAATTGTTTCCTTTGTTCATTCCATAGCGTGAATGCAGTATGTGGGATGCTATCAATGCTCAAAGAAGTGTCAAAGTCCAGTGTACTCATTGATGTAGTAAAATCATCTTCACTGACCCAAGGATAACCTTGATTGTCAAGGTAACTTCTGAAACGACTGTGATAAGCTTCCATGTCAAACTTCATTCTCAATATTGTAGAACTAGTTGTATGTGATTATGTGAGGATATTTTTCATGAATTCAATTTTTTATGATAAGTAAAAAACATATAGATACATTGTTCAACCAATCAACTATAACTATGAAATTATTTGTATGAGGTATTGCAAAATGCACAACGCCCATATACTTCTAACTGTTTCTTTTCACAGTCTTTACAAATATTGACCTGTTTGCAAGTTTTGCACTTTTGCTGATTGACTACATTGTTTTTGCAACAAATAGAACATTCTTCGGTATCTTTTGTCAATATCACGAACACTTTCAACTGTTCATAGTCAATATCAATATCTACTGTTGTAAAATCATTATAGTTTTTATCAAGAATATCTATAATTTTTTCCCTTGTGCCAACAGTAGCTACTTGTCTTTTCAAATCCTCAATAGACTCGTTTGACATTTCAGGACAACTCACAATAATCTTGTCCCAGTAAACTTTGCCCTTCTGGTGTTTCAGGACTGTGGCAATAAATCCCAGCTTATCAAGTGCTGACATAAGTGTAGCATCATCAACACCGCCCTCAATAGCAATTCCCAATATCCTGTTTACTGCATTCAAAGTTTGAAGCAAACTTGCAGTTGAAATACATTGTATCTCTTTTTGCGTGTGGAGCTCTAACAATTCACGCGTGGCAAACTGTTGATTGCACAGACAACAAGTAGTCGTCATTTTCTTGGGTACAAGATATAGACAAATTGCCTTTTCATTTTTTCTAAAAATAGTTGCTCTTCTGAGTGTTATTTCACGATGTATACATCGGAACTAAAAAATTTACCAAACCATAGTGTGGCAAATTATCACAAAATGTCCGACACTATAATATCTAAACTTGATGTATTGGCAGATATAGCGATAAAAGAATTGGAGAGTATACAGAAGAAAGAAAATGAATATATCACTGTAGGTGTGACATCAAAACTTGTGCCATCACCAATGTTTGTTTTCATAGTTTCAAGAAAGTGTATTCAAAACTTTGTATTGTATTGCTCATATCAATATATGTCTGTCTTTCAAATTAGATCATACTTGTCTTAGAGTTGTTTGATTTCATCATTTCATACAAATTTAACCTTTTTTGAACTTTTAAGTGTGTCTATCAGTTCTTGCTTTCGTAGTCCACTGTGCTTGATTTTATGCTTTGAACATATTTTTCGCAGTTCTACTACTGTTAAACTTTCATATTTGCCAACCTTTGTCTGTTTTCTCTTGTATTTTCCACCATCAATAATATTGCATGTATCTGGCAAGATCTTTTCAGATTCTTGACACTCGCCATTATATCTACAATTACCTTCAACCATAGCTACAGCAGCACAATAAAAAGTTCTCAAGTCATCAGCATCTGCAAGTCGTTTACGAGTATCATCCATCTTTACAATTTTATGTAGATGTTGCATCCTTGTTTCCCATGGTATTTCAGTATCAGCTTCCGTAACTAGTTTGTTTAGTTGTGACATAAAAAGAATGCTACTTGTATCAGATACCTTTTTTAGTGCTGCAACTTTCTCTTTTTCATAGTTTTTCCTATAAAAGTCCATTTATAAAGTCTACAGATATTTATTTACTGTAAACTATACTTATTTTTACAGACCCTTTTATACAAAGAGAGTTTTGGTTTCGGTTTGCCACCTTTATTCATATTATCTATTGTATCAATGATATCATAGAAATAGAACATAAGCTGTCTACTATCATAATCATTATCATCTTCCATAATCCTATCAATGTCATCTCTAGTTATAGCTCCTTCATCATCATATAGCATCCAAAGAAATCCCCAAGTGCCATCATCCTTGCGGTATTTTTCAATTCTCATGAAGTTATGGGAGTTATGTGTAATTTCTAGTTCACTGATATCATCATTGTCTTCCACCAGCATAGTTTTAAAGACATCCTTCACCTTTGCAATCATGTCTATGTTTTCAACATCAATGAGTCCTTTGGGTACTATCTTATCTTTACTATTGATCGTGATGGACATTTTGTGCGACCTATTCCCCCTGAAGTAGTCTTTGACTGATTCTGAGGTGTCAAGCTGAGGGATTCCCCTAGCTTTTTCATAAAACATCTTTGAAACAATGCTCAAGCCTGCTCCATAAATCTTCTTTTGTAGCGCATAGTCAGTAGTATCATTTTCATCTGGTAACAGGTAGTTAATCATTGCATCAACAGCTAAACTAAATCTTACATCATTTGCGGTATTATTTTCATCAATGATCCCAACAACTTGATCAGTGTTGCCACCTACCATGTTTGGTTTCTTTGCTGGACAGCCTTTTGAAGTCATCCAGACAATGTTGCGAATATCTCTCTTTGTCAATGATTTCAAGCTTTTACATTTGTACATCTCAACTGTATATATGTAGAAAGAGATAATTTACCTAAATCATATCTACATATCATTTAAAACATGAATTTGCAATACATAGTAGCCATTGTATATATTTTGTTTGGGTTGGTTAAAGTGATTGTATCATTATGCATTGCACTTATCCCACTTGAAAAGCTACAACAAAATCCGATCATGTCATTGTTGGTTAAACCCACTCCAGACAATACTGCAGCAGGGAAAATGTATGAGTATGTCATACTTGTATTTGCCATCTTTAGTTTGTTATATGGTTTGGCTATGTTTGGCAATGTACTACCATTGTTCCTTAACCGTATTCTTTTATGGAAACGGACGGAACTGACCGTAATGATAGTCCTAGGTTTATTCTTATTGTTGTTTTATTCACTGGTCTTGTATACTTCAGTACCAATATCGAAAAAGACAGAAAATGATGATGTATATATACTCTTTGGTATTGGGAGTGGATTGTCATTTATCATATTACCACTTGTCTGGAAAGCCATTACATATTCTATACCATTCCTCAGAAGAGATAAATATGCACAAGCTTTAGGCTTCTTGATTATTGTGGTAGTGGTAAGTTTACTTGTTGGATTCTGTGCATGGTATATAAAAAAATTGAAAAAAATCAATCATAAAAATTGAAAAGAATATAAACATCTCCATCATAACCATATCATTCATCATGGAGAAGCATATTTGGAAAATGAAAGACCCAAGAGTATATACTATCAAGTCCAAAAATCAAACTATCGGGTACAAATATCAAGTAAACAATATTGACAAAAACCTCATTCTGTGTTTCAAGAATGTCATTACAGCGAGAAAAGTACACTATAACTTGCATCCAAATCCTGTCTTAGAGCTAGACAAGGTGCCAGCAGATGGTTCCATTGTTACAGTTGACTGCACTCTGAACATCCCTAAGATGGAACACACTGGCGGTTATTTACATGCTATGAATGATGGGGGATTCTATTTGTCAGAATCAAGCTCAGAGGAAATTCACAGCCTTCCATATACTGCTAATGTTGGTCTTATACTACCATATAGGCTAGATGATGAGGACAGCCAAAAATTTGTGTTCAAAAGCATCATTGTATCACCATCACAACATACTGCATTATTTTGTGAGAATCTACTCAATAATTTGTAACATGTTCAATTGATTATCCAGTTATCTTCATCCATCCTAAGTTTATTGTAGTGTATTGTGCGAATAGAAACAAGTAATGCAATGTCTTCACAGAAGTTATCCCAGTCTAGTTGGTTGTCATAGCAGAACATGTTATCAATACAAGACCAGTAGGTGTTACAATAAATACTGTCAATTATCTTCTTACCCTGAAATTTCTTTACCATTGTAATCAATGTCAGTAATTTATGATGTTGTATACTGACAACAATTGGTTTGTTTAGTAAATGCATAGCATCAATGTATATCATATTTGTATTATTCATTTTTGTTCAAGAATCAGAATGGAATATATCTTATTTGGTTTTTGGTGTACAGTTTAACAGTGAAGTTTCTTTGATATTCTGTTACATATACTTGGTCGCCATCATATAGCTCTTTACAGCCAGTATTACTGGAGCAGTCTTTTTCATTTACTTGTACACTTATGCGTAATGGATGTAGTTTTTCAAACATTGTGTAATACTCCCATGTTTGGCTTCCTGGATATTGTTGTCTGCCAATGAGTGGAAGTATAATAGGAGGCTTGTCAATGCTGTCAGACCTTGCTGAAACAAGAGTGCCTAGAGTTTCAAACGGTAGAGGTTCACCTCTACTAGGTAAATTTATTGTAGCTTGTCTTTCAGTGATTTTATATTCATCTTTTTGTGCAACTATTGTTTGCTTTTCTACTTCAGGCTCTGGCTTAAGTGGTTGCTGTACTTGTTTAGCATAAATCAATGTACCAATCAGAACTCCTATAGAAATACCCAATATAATGCCAACTATGAATAGTATCCCTATGTTTATATTCATTTATATCAATCAGCTATATTTATCTTATAATTTCTTCGGGATTAGATATTCTTTGATAGTGTAAACAAGATACCCAATAATGAGGAAGCTTAGAGCAGAAGCCATCACCCATGACTGTATGTTACAACTCCTAGAAAACAGAGACCCTGTTGCCAAACATTCTGCATTGAATGTAAGAACCCCTGCTACTATCAACCAAATGATGAAGTACAAAACAAGCCTCCAAGTACTATTATTCAGAACTTGCCAACGGAACCTTTCTGATTTGACCGCTAGGATAATATTGTACAACAATGAAGAGCAGAAAACTACAAGCAGTAGTATTGTTTGTGGCGACATTCTATATTTAGTCTATGTAAAATAATTTGTTTGATTCAACTAACATAAAAAATAAACAATATTTGTAAACAATAAATAATGAACAAGGTAAGGCGAACAGTATACAAAAACTATAAGCAATACTTCCAGGATGAAGATACACGCACAATGGATGAGATTTGTATAGATGACAATTCTGAATTTCAACTGCAGGTACAACAAAAATTCCTGCGTAAGTTTGTCATTAAGAACCCAGGCTGGAAAAAGCTCCTATTATATCATCAGGTTGGTAGTGGAAAAACATGCACAGCTATATCAATTGCAGAAGAATACCTTATCAAAAACCCAGAAAACCGCATTAGTGTAATCCTTCCAGCAAGGTTGAGGAGTAATTTTATTGATGAGTTGATATCACCGTGTGGACTAGAAACATATCTTTCAAGCAGTGATTTTATAAAGTACAAGAATGTAAACACTGCTCAATCTGAGAAAGATAAAGTCCGTAAAAAATTCATGGGAATGATCAGTGAATATTATGACTTGCTAAGTTTTGAGCGGTTTAGGATTGATGCTGTAAAAGAGCGGACAAATCTCAAGCAATGGGCAGTCAAGTTTACCAAGAATCGTTTGATTATTATTGATGAAGTCCATAATCTTCTATCAAGTTCTTATGATGAAGTTGTATTTGAGGAAGTTTTAAGAAGAAATGCATTACCTGTCCTTCCCACCATTAAAGGTATTAATACAATTTTACTCAAGTATTTAATGAATAATGCTCATGAGACATGTAAGTTTTTATTCCTGACAGCAACACCCATTTTTGATAACTTGGCGCAGTTTAAGGAATTAGTTTGGCTCATAAATCCTAAAGCAAACATTCATGATAAGTCAAGGATATTGGATGTTATACATAACCTCAAGGGTTATGTCAGCTATTACCCTGGCATCAGTGTAAATGCATACCCTAAACTTTCATATATTACACATAATGTCATAATGTCTGAATTACAAGAAAGGGTTATCTCAATTATTAAGTCAGAATCTGGAGATGAACATGATCCAGAAAAAGAGGCGTTCATGATCAAAGAAAGGCAAGCGTGTATTGCATGTTTGCCTGGGCGAGCTCCTGTAAGTGATAACATTGAAAGAGTACTGGATAACCTTCCACAATGTGCGCCCAAATTGATTGAACTACTGACACACCTTCGGGCAAATTCTATCGGGAAACATATGATCTATTCAACTTTCATACAAGCTGGACTTAATGTTGTAGAGGAATTATTGAAACGGGAAGGTTGGATCAGTTATAATAAAGCCAAGGTAAATGAGGCTCTATGGAAAATGCATCATTACAAGGTTTATGCCAATTGGGATGGAAGCACCAATGACAAAGATAAACAAGATATTAAGAATACAGTCAACAGCAAGGATAATATTGATGGTCGTCTTGTAAGGGTTATACTAGGGAGTCCTAGTATTCGTGAGGGTGTATCACTGAAACACATACAACATATACACTTGTTGGATCCAGTTTGGAACAGTAGTGCAAAGGACCAGCTTGAAGGTAGGGCTGTCAGATTCTGCTCACATGTTGATATTCCAGCAAATCATCCAATCCTGAAGCGTGAAGTCCTTGTACATATTTATCAACTAGTTCATTGGAATCATGATAACATACAGGTAGTTCAAGATGAAGAAACTGTAATGTTGACAGCCGATCACATAATTTATAACAGTATCATTCCATATAAGCGCATAATGATTAGTGCTGCAGAATTAGCACTTAAAAAGATTGCCCTAGACAGGCACCTTTTCCGTAACTTGCATACTGAACAAAAGGTTACAAGGCAAGACCTGGAAAACAAATTTAGAGATGAGGAAGACAATGAGTCTGTTTTGTCACTTGATTTGGAAGATAATCATAAATTAGCCAAGAGTGGAAAATCACAAAAGAGAAAGAAAAAGACATGTCCCAAGAAACGCCGACCAGATCAAGATGGTAATTGTCCTCCAGGACAGTTTATCAGACCAAATAAACATGGGGAGCTATGTTGCTATAAGAAACCATAATTTATTTTTGAATTATAGAAACAATATTGTATACAGTATATCATTATGAAGAAAACTAATTATATGATTGATGAAAAGACTAACTTTTTAGTAAAGGCTGTGAGCATTAAAGGAGGGACGGTCAATCAGATACCGTCTGACATACAATCATTTCTAAAGAAAAACAAGATTCCAAGCCCAAAAAATGAGAGCAAATACAAGGACATACTATCCTATCTGCGGGAACTAGACATTGATGAAAAATACAAATATGTACAAAAACTAAGCCACAAAAGGATAGACAAAATTGAAAGTGATAATCGTAAACTCCTAGAATGTGTATGTGATGTGAGTCACTGGTTTACTGATGACTTTTGGAGCAAGGAAGATGAATATTTGATTGAATTGTCAAACATACTTGAGAAAGATATAGAAAAGGGGATGAAAATCCCGTTTTACACAATGAAACAAAGTAAAGAATATAAAAAGGTTGTCCATAATTTCAACAAAACATCATACAGAAAAATATGGGTACTACCTTATCTAAAAAGTATGAATATAAACAATGACCTGGAGTACATAATGATAAAGCTCTACAACCGTCTGGTCATTCCTGAATCAAAACCCAAGTTCTTCATCCTTGCAGAAGCAATACAAAAAAGTAATACTGTTACAATAGGGCAAATAATGCAATGCCTAGAAACACTATCAACATATGAAATGTGTATTATTGGTTGGTAGATACAACTAAATTATCAAATCATATGACTATCTCTTCAATTGTACATCTTGAGACAAGTAAGGGTGTTGATTGTTTCTGTAAAAGTACACATCTGATACTTGGACTTCTTTTTCTGTCAAGTCTGTGTATGAATTCAAGTGAACAACAAGTGGAAGGGATAAAATATCTGACATGTGTTGCATGTCCATTAATGATACACATACCATACAACTATGAACTTCCTTTGCAGCATTGATAGCATGAGATGGGCAGATATATGTATATATTACATTTGTTGTATTTTCTTGCTTTATTGGCACAGTCATAACTTCAAGCTCCTTTAATGTAAATTTTTTCATTGTTGATTGGGATGGAATTCGGACTACTGCATAGATACTGCTAGTTGGATTGATAAACTTGTATTGTAGTCTTGTGGCTTGTTGGAGCTTTGAGGTATTCATTTTTATGTTTTTTTGCCAAATAAATTTTATATCCCTTTTTTTGTGCACAAACCCTCCTTCAATCTTGTTGCTGCAAGACAAATCAGTTTCTTTTTTAGATGTTCGCTGTATTCAAGAGTGTATATTGTTCATCTTCAGATAATTTTTTCCCACCAGTGTAATGGTATACGAGTTTCTCATTGTAGAGTATATCTGCAAAGCTCTCTGTATCTTTATCTAAGGAGATAGATACAAGCTGTCTTCCATATTTGTCATTACCAAAACACTTTGCAAAAATGATAGACACTTTGTGTTGAAGAAGTGTTTGTATCTGCTTCCTAGTCAAGCTGTCTTCTAATTGACATTCAACTCCACAAAGCTGTAATAGACGATTCCTTGATTTTATAGCCAAACATTTATTGAGACTACTTTTCATCTCACATGAGTCAATACCTAATAGCCTTGCATGAAACCTAAAGTAACTATCATATACTGGTATAACAATTTGGATTGTATCACCATCATATATATCTACAACACGAGCATATGTTTCAATTCCATTTAGCGTCCATAGTGGAGTTTCTATACCATGTTCTTTCAATCTATTCATCTTTACTATTAGGTTTGTTTTAGTTTTGTCAGTTTTTTCTTTGTCCCAGCACCCTTCTGACCACTAGTACTTTGGCGAAGTTCAATTACATCTTGTAGTATAGCACCAGCCTTGTTGATCATTGATGCTTTTATCATTCTAAGCGCATTATGTTTGACCTGCTGGAAGGTTTCATCCTTATCATCATATGGGTCTAACTCAATTTGCAAAAGACCTTGCTTCTCTTTCATTTGAGGTATGATGTACAACTTAAAATAAGCAATTTGCACATCTGTCATTTGGGTATGTTTCCGCAGAATTTCCGCAAGCTTATTAAACTTCTTTTTACTGTCATTGTACAGTTTTAAGCATTCTGTAAATAGTTTGTCCAGCTGTCCTTCATTGATTTCTCTTGAAGATGATGAACCCATTTATGTTATAGTAGATATTTTGTACTTGGTATCAGAAAAATTGAAGAACTTATAGACAACCAACATATGTGTGTCAAACACGATGGATACTCTTCACATGGTTTTTGATGTATTTTGTTCTAACCTTCAAACAAACTTAGAATTAAGCCCGACAGATGTTGCCAAGCTAAGCACGGTCAGTAAAGACTTCAAGAATCATGTGCACAATTCAAGTTTACTCTCAAGTACATCTGTGAATGTATTCAAGCCAATCTGTCTAGTTCAAGTCGTGCGAAATGTAGATATGCCTATGAGGTGTCTCTGTATATTGAGTAAATTATTAGATTCTACAGCTGTATACAATATATCATGGATGAAACATGACGACATATTTACCAAAGCTAAACACCATCCAGATGAAACAACAGAGTTCTTAAGATGTCTCTTAATCTACTTCTATAAAAACAACAGTGTTTATTCACAAACAATAGAAAAATGGTTGAAGTTATACCTACAATCAGTTGTAAAAACTAAGTGTCATATTGCTGTGACTTATCCTGTTAAATATTTTGCAATGCACAAAATCTTGAGAGGAAAAGCAACACCATATGAAATTAGTAGGGTCATAGCAAAGTGTTCAAAGGTTATTACATATGATTATGAACTACCAGATGTTCAAGTTGTCCATAACCTTGAAGATTTTTATAACAGTCTAAGTAGCTGGATATACATCTATGAAAATTCAAATTATTACTTACATAACAATAACAACCTGATTTGTTACATCATGATTTTTGTAGAGAATTTTATAAATCGTATTGATATCAAGTTGATGAATGGTGGTATCCTTGCAAAAATATATGAGCGTGCTTACACATTTACTAGATTCCCTAGTGACATCTTTATAGATTGCAAAGTAAAGGAAGTATCACGCCGTATTGTAAGGTTATTGTATAGCCATAAGAGTCATTGGTGGGCATACTATACGCCCATCTTTCTGGTTAGCTAGCTGTTATATGACTTTCACAAGATTGATATATGTTTATCTTAGTTTATTTCTTTTGCAACAGTTTCCATTACATCAATTCTTAGTATTGATAGAGTCTGAGTAATATTTACTAATATTCTGTTTTTTGTAATTGTTTTTCAATGCTTTACTGCTTCACAAGTAAATAAATTCGTAAGCCCTTTTTTACATTGAAGCACATTTGTGTTGTGTCACTTTTCAAATCCATTCTGCACTTCCCGAGGTTTATACAAAAATCTTCTGTTTCATGTAACCAATCAAATGGTATCAAGTCGCATGCAGTTTCTCGTTGTGTTGTGGATTTGTTACCTCTATCAATAGAGTTTTTCATCCAGCCATTGTACAAGAATCGCTTACCATTACATGTAACTCCTGCTATTGAATGTGCCAAACTGCATTCTTGTTTATTGAAATTATGTAACATCATGGATACAACTTTATAGCTCTTTCCATTTATTACAAATATATCACCATCATGATGTACATTTTCATGAACAAGATAAGACATGTTCTGAATATTCAATATCCTCAATATGAATATTTCTGAAGTTTCTAATGATTTCCTTATATCAGGTATTGAAATTTTATTTATTTCGTCAATGTTTACCCGATAATTCTTATTATCAATATCATAACGGATAATATGATTAGTCGTTGCATAATACAAATTTCGTTCACTTTCATTGTAGTTAAATACAAAAACTGGTTTGCCAGTTATTAATTCAAAAAATTGAGGTAGATATGCAAATTCTTGTCCACTCGTACGAATACTTGGGTTCAGGAAAAACTTCAAGGGATCGCGATTATGTAATTCAGTCAATATATGTTCTGGTTTCAGTCTGTTAAATTCAATTACTGCATCTTTTTCATTTTTCAAATACTTATCATGTAGTAGTGATTTTAACATATCATATAGCTTATCATCTTTGGGCCATTTATGAGATGCTTGGATAATCAGTTCTCTAATGCCATCACTATAAAAAATTGACATTAAGAGAGAATTGAACCAGCATGTTCCTATGTATTGTGGTATTGTGATAACTTGAGAACATTCTTTGGAGCTGTCTATCCTTGAAAGAATATAATAATGGTTTAGCTTCGCTTCAGAACTCGGTTTAATGACCTCATTATCTACAATAACTACATGTTCATTTATTGACCAATCATAGCGTATCATGTCAAATTGATCATATTTATTGACACGACATAGATATTTTTTATTATTTTTGATTACCCCAGTAACAGTGTATTTGGAATCATTGTTCTTGACAGTAATAATCATAACTGATATCTTGAATGCTTGACCACAAAGCGTAAGCGTCTCACCATATGGAACATTAGCACAAATGAGTTCTTTAAGATGAAAATTCTGACTCTTATTGTTCACTCGGGTCATGATTACTTTAGATTGTTTTAGTAAAATGGTTTCATCTTGCTTGTTACCCAAGTTCAAATTATATAAATCAAAAGTATTTTGGTCTTCTTTGATGTCATAACATTTTATCACCATACCAAGAAGCAGTTGGGCAATAAGACAAATGTACATATGGTAAATCAATCCATTGTGCTTCTCTATATTTAGTTCTTTCGTGATATTTTCTGGGTATAAGCGTTTGAACTCTTTCAGATGACCTTTGTTCAATGATTGACCTGTAAGTAATTTTTTGAATATATTGTAGAGTTCATTATTATCATTTGAAAACTTTTCAAAATTTTCTGCTATATATGGATTTATTTCATCACTGTTGATCAATGACATGACAATTCCTATGCATATATGCAACACATGCTTATTGACAGGTAGGGGGTCACTTTGAGGTTTAGGTGTCTGCACATTTGGTGTTTTGGGTATTTGATATGCAATTGGCGTTTTTAGGCTTCTATAATACTCATAAATTGATTTTGTTTTTGGCACTTCTGGTTGTAAGTTTGGTGTGTCGGTATCATATTGTTTTGGTTTCATTGTCTGTCCATATTCAGAAGACTTGGGTGCTTGATCAATATAATGAGTTGATTTGTCATGATATAGATTAGGTGTTCCATGGTTTTGTTTATAGTTCTGGATAAATTGGAAATCTGACAAGTATTGGGTTTGCTGTGCCTTTATTTTCTTGAGTGTTTCATTATTCATATAATGATTATCTAGAATTGGATTGTGTTTTCGGTTCATTGTCTGCCCATATTCTGGACGCTTGGGTGTTGTATGATGCCTTCGGAGACTTCCTAATGAATTGTCGACTTTTATTGCATTTGGTGCATATCTTATTTGCGGTTTTGCTGAAGGACCAATAGGAAATCGTAACATACCACCTGTATATTTATGTCTGACTTTACCAGTCTCTTTTTTATTGATATCTGTCTTCTTGACAACTTGTTTTGATCTTTTCCCAATATACTTGATATAACTGAGTTTGTCAGACTCGTCTTTTTTATACAGAAGTGTTGACATTCTATAATATATGTTAGTGTTTTTATTAGTTTGGGTGAATTGTTCTATAGACAAGTAACAAAATGCATACACCAATCAAGATGGCAAAAGAGCATGCAGTGAGTCACAAAAGAAAACCTTCAAATGTTATTACAAAGCTATTACTTACATGGTGGACACACTTTCTGTTTAGCTAACTACTACATTACTTTATATCTTTAACAAGATTGATATATGTTTCTCTTAGTTCATTTTCTTTTGCTACAGTTTCCTTCCAGATATCAATGAATCTGTCATGCGCTACTTGCTTTTTAACAAAGTTGTTGTCATTTTTGATTGTCTGTACTAGGTCTTGAACAAGAGGCATGAAATTTGTTCCAAGAATACTGATGCCAAGTTCAATGTCATTCTGTGCAACATTTTTAGCAAGTGTAGATATTTTGTTCAAAGTTTCAAGACGATTTCGGATTGCTTGTCGTGTAGCCTCGCGAACAGGTTGTAGTTTTTTGTACATATCACTGCATACCACAGGTGTGTGAAGTCTTGAAGATGATATTTTGACATTCATTTTATCTATCTATTTTTATATTAGGTTTTTTATTGTACTTGTTATTCATTGTAGCTGTAACTATATCCTATCTGTGACCCATGTAATAAAGAATGGATATTTTTGGCAGTTCCGTTTCAGAACAGTCAAGTTGTTCAATCCTAACACGAACTGATCTTCTTCACTCAAATTGAATTCACAAACTGTTCCTCTATAAACACCTGACATTTTCAAGGTCGCAACCCTATGCATCAGAATGTCCAGTGTATCCATTTGCAGTTCAGGTAGGAGAAACACTCTATTTACTGAGATTTCTATGGTCTTATATTCATTTAGTCCATCGCACTTACAGTAGTATGCCTGTAAATTGTGACAATTATGAAAATACTCTATTATGATATTAAAAGGGTCTATGAAATTTTTGAGACAGACATCTGTTATTGGTATAGGACTTCAAACCATTATCAAAGTAAAAGCTCAACAAGAACCTGTCGTGATTGGACAATGGCTATCAAACAAATTCCAGATGCTGGGTCCAGCTTACATAAAAATTGGTCAGTTTATTGCATCTCGCAAAGACATCTTTGGTGAGCAGATGTCTGCATCATTCTCAGTGCTACAGGATAAAGTACAACCAGTATCATTACCAGAAACAATCAGTAAGGAACTATTGATATCATCGGACATTTTGATTGATGAGTTTCCAATAGCTTCAGCATCTATAGGTCAGGTCCATAAGGCAAGGGATGCAAATGGCAATGAATTTGTTGTTAAAATCAAGCGCCCAAACATTGAGCATGTGATAAAAGATGATTTCGATTTCCTAAAATCGCTTTGTAATGTGCTCAGTGTGTTAAGGTTGCCAAATGCTGAACACTCCGTAAATCTACTTGGTGAAATTGAGGAGAGTTTACTATCTGAACTTGACTTCATCAAAGAAGCAAATAACATGTATGATTTTCATGAAATGTACTCAAGTATATATACTGGAGTTGTACAAATTCCAAAAGTCTACACAAGGCTTTCTTCCAGCAATTACATAGTTATGCAGTATGTTCCTGACATGAAATTGCCTAATGATACTGATAAATCCTATGTAGCAAGGACACTTATGGGGTTCTTCATTGAGCAGTTATTAGATCACGGGCTTGTACATGGGGATCCACACAAGGGTAATATTGGTTTTGATGAAACAAGTAATTTAATTCTTTATGATTTTGGAAATGTGTTGCAATTTAGTAAAAGTGAGCGCTTTTACCTCAAAGAATTGATATTGTGTTTGATTCTTGGCAACAAGGAATCAATTATTGAGTTGTTACAGAAATTGGATGTTATAGTAGTGGATAAGGAACAACTTTGTGAATACATTGACAAATATATTGAATATATCAAAACAGTTGATATCAATGTATTTCGTGAACATCATAAAGAAAATATTGTGCTACCTGTGAAGTTTACTGGCAAGATATTCAGGTTGTTGCGTGTTTATGGAACCCTTGAAGGCATTTGTAAGGAGTTAGACCCTTCATTCAATTACTTCACTCTTTTAGACAGATATTTTACAAGCTTAGCCTTTGATGAGGATTTCATTCTGTATAAAATGATGAAAGACTCAAGAGAGTTCTTCACTATTCAACAGTCTGATTCATATCAAGATTTGAAGTAGAAAAAATTGAAATCAAGATAAGATGAACAATCATATGCCAACACAACCATCAATATGAATACGGTTATCGGATGCTACATCTCAAAGCCTGTACCTGTACAGCAAAATGGATGGATGCTTGAAGATAAAACCGCATCTACTATATTGGACGAAGTCAAACCAGTAAATGTTATACATAACTCAATCCTTCATGCCATCATGAGGATTAAAAATTATTGGAGCTGTGAACCAATTATACATGTGGGTAACAACATGTACAAAATTGTTGTTGTTCACTCGGATAGTACTTACACTTTACTGTATCAGATGGCAGTCAAATACTCTCAACAGCATGCTAGGTATATTGCCATCAACAAGAGAACTGTGTTTGTCCTCTATGCCTAGAGTCACAATTGATTCCGCACTAAAAAAACAACCAAAAGACATGTCCCATATAAAAAACTGAAAACACTCTAATGATATTTCATACTTTATTTTTGATAAAACATAATATGATTGTGATGTTATCTGTACTCCCATTTTGATATGCAGTTTCAGCTATCCTTCTTAAGCATGCAGAATATGACTGTTCTTGTTTGTAAAATTTTTTTAGTTGAGCATCAAATTGTTCTGGTGTTGTTACATCCCAAAGACCATCAGATGCTATAACAACATACATTTCATTACTATGAATGCTTACAGAACTTATATATGGTGTGCTAACAACCCATTGTTTAAGTGCCCAGTCCCCAATACTTCTGGAAATATTCAAAATCCCAGCTACCCTTGGACAACCATCAGTAGAAAGTATAATCCCTCCATTGGTGATAATCCGTTGCCTTTCATTTGCAACTTTATGCTCAATGCTTTGCCATTTGGGTATTCCATTTGATATTTTGCACATTGCCATGGTATCACCACAATTTGAAAACCAAACCCTTCCTTTGTGTACAACAACAATACATGCGCATGCACCCGTGTAAGAATAACTTTTTACCCCTTCATCTAGTAGATCATATACATTCCTCAGGGCAACTGCAACATCATTTGTCAATTTGATTTCATTTTCAAGCAATGTGGGGAAATGATTCACACAAAATTTTGCTACATCATCACCCCCATGTCCATCAAACACTCCAACACATAGGGTATTTTTACAAACCTGTTGTATACAATCTGCATCCTCCATTGAGGATCGTGGTCCTTGTGAACTAAAACTATATGTTGTGATCTCATACATTACTGATATGATACAAAGGTGTCATATTTTTCACGAACTGTATCTAACTCATCATGTTCGAAAATACTAAAGATTTTATCTTCATTCAACAGTCCAAATAATATGAATTCAAATGCAATTGTCAGCATCCCAGATATAACCAAATCACGAGTAGCAACAAAGAAAATACAAAACAATATTACAATCTTTGCAAGTTTTGACTTCATGACTTCATCTTGAAGCTTTGATATATCAGCATACACATATCGTGACCCAACATTTATAGTAAACATTGCAAGTGCAGTAATTACCTTGTTATTATTCAGACTCTGTATCATGTCAATCACATTCATCTTTATTAGTGGTAAATAGATAATTGTTATTATCTTGATTCTTTCATAGACACAAATATATCAAAGTTTATTGTAGCATATGCCATGCATATATACATAGAACTGAGTGGCATCCATATAGATAACAAATACACTGTAGTAGCACATGCCATTTTTCCCATTACTGTACCACAAAGCCATAAGAGAATGTCATGATTTCTTTTTGACACAGGCATTATGTACATGACAAACACACAGTATAGAATCATAGACAAGATAATGTCAATCAGAGTTACTTTCATTTTGTAATATGGCTACATGTTTTGCTATATTTTCTTCTCGTGAATATACAAACATGACTTTAACCTTTGCTTATATTGACCAAGCATGGGAAAACAATGCTCCAAAACGAAAAGAAAAACAAAAGAATGAGTGTATTTCAGTCAAACAAAGGAAGTCATATAACAAGGTCTATAATGATGTTCTTGATACATACCTTGATGAACAACAAGATACATCAGGTATTATCCATCCAGGTAGTGATGGCAGGAATGCAGAGACTACAGATATTGACTATTACTCATCATTACCAAAAAGAAAGTCAGCACCTACCCCACAGCCTTCATACAACCAGGTTGCACCATTAGCTCCACATGCATTTGAAGACTCTCTAGAGTATACACGCTATTACAAACCAGATAATATGTTTCCTGAAGTCGCTCCTGAAGAAACAGTCATTCTACAAGAGGAACCAGAATACATCCCAAAAATGAATGAACCTGTGACAGAACTAGTAACAAAAACTGATACTGGCAGTTATATTGAATTTATCCTGTTCATAGTTTCAGGTATGTTCCTTATCTTTATCCTAGAGCAATTTGTGCAAATTGGTATGTATCTACATTAGTCTAGAGTGTAAGTACTATTTTCTTTGATGCCTTCTTCTTCCTACTAGCTGACACTTTCCCTTCTGCAAGTAACATCCTGTTTGCCAACTCATTCTTTTTAGAGGATTCCTGTTCTAATTCTTTTTCATTCCATGAAATATATAAAATGTTTGGGAAGAAGTATTTAACAAAGAAGCCATTGTCTGTCATTTTTTGGTGTATGTACTCAATACATTCATTCAAGTTATACATTGGAAACCCAAGGACAAACTCTGGTACCTCATAAAACATACAGAGTGCACCAGTTTTAGCAATGTGTAGGATTTTTGAAAAACACTTTTCAATGAGTTTATCAAACCTCATATGCCTATCTTCAACTCGTTTCTTATACATAGTACTTAACTCTCGTACAGTTAGTTTACTCATTTATATACCTTCTGATAAACACGCATATTATGTTTTCCACATTAGTTGTATCTGGTGGATCCGTAAGTTGTGTTGTATTCATAGGATGTATAAAATATCTCATTGAAACCTCACAATTAAAAGGGATCCATACATTTATTGGAACATCTTTTGGTGCACTTCTTTCTTTTATGTTGTGTCTAGGGTTTGATGATAATGATATAATCAATCAAATAAAGAGATTTGCATCCCTTCAAGAAGAAAATTCAATTAATATAGAGAACATTATCAATATCTTCTATACACTTGGGATTGATAACGGTGAATTAATTAAAACAATCACAGAGGGCTGTTTACAAGAGACATTAAATGTGACAGATATTACATTTTTGGACTTTGCAAAAAAGACAGGTAAAGACCTTGTAATAACTGCATGTAGGCTGAGGGATCTACAAGATGTATATTTTTCAGTAGATAATACTCCAAATGTAAGTGTCATTCAGGCTTTACTTGCAAGTACAGCCATTCCAATACTATTCTGTCCAGTTACTATTGATAAAGAACTTTACATTGATGCTGGTATCATGATAAATTTCCCTATCAATTATGTCAAAAATCATCGCTTGAAGGATGTGCTTGGGATTTGCATTCAACGGAAAGAAAAAGCACTACCAGACCCAGAACATATGAACATTGTCATTTTACTCTCGACACTTGTTTTTAATTGTATTAAGCGATTGAATATTCCAGTTGAGAACAACAGCTGTCATATTGTTAAAATTGATATTGATACTCAAAAGTGCCTGGACTACAACTTCAATGAAATGAAATTTGATATAGATGCTTCAGTGTTTGCAGATATGATAACAAATGGATACAATGCTATCAAGATGAGCTTTCAAGAACATCCTTGATAGTTTTTAGTGTTGTCTCTTCATCATTGTATCCTGTCATATGTCCCACATATTTGCCATCTACTTCTATATGAACCATTGGAATACCATCCATGTATTTCAAAAACGGTTCTGCAGATGGGCTAGTGTTCTCAACTTTTTGAAATTTCACTAGATACTTGTCTGATACAACACTTTCAGTAACTTTTTGCCATACTGGGTTAAACTTGACACAATATGGACAAGTGTTGCTATAAATGTATGTAAGAATTGCTTGTTTCTTACCATCAGTGTACTGCTCTTTTGGTTTGTAAGAAAGCTGATAAATATACATGATAGTGAAACCCACCAGGGCTACCACTGCAATGATAAGTACCCAAGTCATAACTGAGAATTTGTTAGATGGAGGAGTCTGAAGTACTTTTAGTGCCATTTATGATTATAGTATAATTATGTAAGACATAAAATATTGGCAACGGATATCATACACTAATACACACGCAACCAATAAGACTTAATTTGCTGATTCCAAACAATGTATGCCCATCCAGGTTTTGGTGATGCTACATGGTCTGGCAGTTCATATACTATATTATTTACTCGCGCCTCTTCCTCAGTTAACCCCATTGATACCAAACATTGTTGAAGTGTATCTCTAACTTGTTTAGAGTTGAAATAGTCCCAACTTATAGTTTCTAACTTTCCAACAAAGATAAGAGCACTTTTAATTGATGAGTCAACAATCTCCTTGATAGTTCCAGCATTATTGCTGTCCATGGGCATTCCCCATGGACCTGACCTGAGAATCGCTGCAGGTTCATCATATGAGTTTGCAGGTAAATGAGGCATTTCATAAACCATATCACTACCATTCAGGGTGTAATATGGCTTTTGTAATGATATAGTTGAAGTAGTAAGATATTTATCCATCTCTCTAAGATAAATCCAATTCTGACTATAAAGACATATGAATGGCATCTGCTGAAACATTTTACACAAATCATGAGCAAATATGTTTGTAGGCTGTAAAAAATCAATCATTTTGAAAGTATCCTCATACTTGTTCAATACAGATATGATATCTTTCCAGAAGCTTGATGCATTCTGATTAGTAACAAGAACTCCTCGCCATGTGGGGTCATCCTTACCAACTATATACTTGTTATAAAGTGCTAATAATTCAAAAATCTTGGCAAGGATAGTGCTGCTATCTTTGAACATCTTTGTATGCGCGACAAGAAAATGTAGGGTGATATCATTTTTGGAATTGTCTGCCATACATTCTACTGCATCTACAACTGTTTGGAACCAGTCACTGAGTGTTCGCATTTTAGGATGTTTTTATCTCATTACTGTTTATTGTCTTCAAGTACTAGAGTCTTTTCAGTTTAGGCTTGGGACACCTTGAAACAAAGGACAATCCACAAGAAACTACTTCTCTAGTTACAAGGTTTGTCCTGATTAGGAAAAAAATACTATCCCACATGATAATTTGAAAATACTCTAACAAATAATTGCGATCTTGCCATTTTTACTTAGCTCATCAAAATAATCAATACCAGTGTGTTGAATGACATCTTTACTAATGATCACAATATTGTAGTCTTGTAAACATTCTACATTGTCTGTTACTTGGTTATGTGTCAATACCTTTAATCTTGTATTATGTGGGTAATTTTTATTCTTCAGAATTTTGAGAAGTCTATTCTGAACTTCTTCTTTTTCAACAATTATGATACAACTTGATATCAACATAGATTCATAAATATTATCAATGTAACTCGTTAGCGTGACAAGTGTATAAGACTGAGCCATAATCTTATTGTACTCTGTTGCAACTACTTAAATGCTTTCATTTTCTCATGTTCAAGATATGGAGACATGTATAAACCCATCTACTTTCAGTGCTGCAGCTATCTCTTTGCATATCGATGATAAGCTTAAACAGAAAATACAACAACTCTTAGAAACATATGATTGCTTCAAAGAGACAGTATCATTCCAGTACAAGCCAAAAATGGCACCAATTATTCGGAAGCATAGGCATGTGGTAGAAACCAGGTACAAAAGCAAAATACACGGTAATGATGATATGGGTCACATCCGCTCACTTCTCAACAAGTTAAGCGAACAGAATTATTGCATTGTCAAGGAAAAATTGGTAAAATGCATGGGACTGGAGACATCAAAAGAAGTCATTAGTTTGGTTGTATATTTCATGTATATGCACAGGGGATACAGCTATCTTTACTTATCATTATTACAGGAAGTTGCTAATACAGATTCAGAGCATGTCATTCCAGTATTGAAGTCATTCATTTCTGATCATGTGACCTCATTCAAAACAGAATTAGAATCATTGCAAAATGAGCCAGATACAAAAGATTATGATGAATATTGCAAATACATCAAGAAACGGAACATGCTTGAGTCACAGCATACAGTTGCAGTTATGTTAGATATCCACTTTTTCCAAAATCAATATATGAGTGTGTTTGTAACATTACTTGAAGACATTGCAATGAATGCCACATATACAAGTGAGTGGCAGATTATCACATCTATGGTCTTACAACATATTCAACATTATGACTTGAACTTAATGAAGTCACTAGTTCATCATTATCAAAACATTGCAAAATCGTATGCAAAAACAACCGTGATTTCAAGTATGAAGCTTGTATTTTGCTGGCAAGAGATCATAAAAAAGTGTGAAAGTGTATCAACATGAGTATTACTTTTTGCCAATAGTTCTCAAGATGTTTGCATTGTTTAAAATGTATTCCCCTCTTTTTGTGAGGGGTAAACTCCTTATCTCTCTAGCCATATTAACAAATATTGGAATATCATCAGGAAGATTTGTATAAATTTGGTCTATCGTCAATAAACTTTCTTGTGTAATCGGGGCTTCACCATCACCATAGCCTGCCATTGAGTCACCAAATGCCCATATTTTGCTACCAATTGTTTTAGCTGAATATTTTACACCATTTGTAAGACCTTGAGGAATGCTGTTCAACAAACCAATGATGTAATCAACTTTTGCCATGTAGTTATTTGTTTGTACAGTTTTATCATTGTATTCCGCCTCAGTATAAATTTGGTTTGTTTCTTCGTTTACCATTTCTATAGTGTATGATTTTACATCAGCTCAACTTGACTTTGTAAAGCTGTAAGAGCTAGTTTTGCATCCTGATACACTTTGTAAGGAATACATACTGAAGCTGGAACTGTAGCTGGAACTGTAGCATCATCATACTTTTCAACCTTGTCTGGTTTAACAACCTTGTGTACACATGCATCTTTCCTCAAGCCACTAAGTTGACTTTTCTTGTCATCTGAGCTTGAAAGTCCAAAGTCCTCCAACACTTTGGTTAAGATATCTTGCATATTGCCAACTTTACTATATTTATCAATTTCCTCTGGAGTTGCTTTCCTTCCAAGATACAGTTCAATGATATTGATTACTTCTTGCCTGTTGTTATAGAGAACACATTCTGGCACATCTGCGGTAGGCTTTTCCTTGTCAGCCTCATCTTGTTCCTGAAATGTTTCACTAGTTTTGCGTATTGTGTAAACACTATAAAAGACAGCGTATAGAACCAAAATAGTGATAAATAATAGCAAGTAAACAGTGATACGCATCATCTATATTTATCTTTAGCCAATATCATTTTTTCAGTACAGATTTGATATGTGTATAGAGCTCATAATCTGCACCTTTGATGGTATGAAGTAGTAAGTTGATATCACTGTAATCTTTTGCCAATTTGTCAAGATCTCCTTTTTTTCCTATTTTTATTAAATGGTTTTTGATTTGATCCTCATCAGCAATTTCTTCTGCATCAACATCTATACTAGATCCTGACACGGTGTTGATAACATAATCCATATTTGGCTTAATGATGTTGAGAATATCGGGACCTATGCTTATCAGTTTCTGATAAGCATGTGTATTCAGTTGTTGAACATTTCCACTGAATTTCTCTATAGTATGCTTTCCATTATATATAAAATATGCCAATGCCAGTAAAGACAATGTCGCAACTATAAAATAAGTGTTAGATGCTTCTGTTTTAATGTACATAAATACAGAGCACATACAACAAATAAATAACAATATGATTAACATTTACTTTGTACATGTATCATGTTTTCTTTTGATTTAGCGTGTTTTCACTTTATCATGTAGGACAGTAATTTATTCGTATTTTTACTAAAGCCTGGGAAACCAAGGAGGAAACCCTGTATTTAGAGTGTCCCAAGTCTTGACTGAAAGCACTCTAAAAAGCGTTAGGTGCAAACACACTATATATTCGCTCTAAGTAATAAGTAATATGAAACTGAAACCAATTGTAATATGCATTGACATTGATGGAACTATAATTGGAGATGTATCATATCATGTGATAGAATGGGAAATCCTTACATCTCTCTCACTATGTGCCTGTTTGAAAATGTTTCGTAAACACCTTGTATACTATTTAAAGAAAGGATTGTTGAGACCTGATTTTGCTGACTTTGTTATGGCGATAAAATCCAGGTATGAACATGTTGAATTTTTTCTGTATACAGCATCTGAAGAAAAATGGGCTCAGGTACTAGTGCCATGTATTGAGGAAGTTATAAACTTTAAGTTTCAAAGACCTTTGTTCACCAGAAAACATTGCATTGAGTCTGGTAATGTGTTTCAAAAATCATTCAAAAAGATTGTTCCTATAATTGTAAGACAACTAAGGGGTGTTTATAGTTCTTTGAAAACTGAAGATGTATATGAAAACATCATATTGATAGATAATAACAATAATCTTCTTGAGAGCCCACATCGTTGCATTTTATGTCCAACATACTCATGGATCATGTGTTATGATATTCTTAAGTTTGTGGATCAAGAAACAATAGATAATAGAATTTACACAATCAGTAGATTACTCTTAAAATATGAAATTATATCAACCAAAAGTCTTGATATAAGTACAATACAACACCAATACTATTCACATATTGCATCTATGATGACAAGACCCAGTAGTAGGTATATGTTAGATTCATTCTGGGCTGACGCAACATCTGCTTTTCTTCGTGCTTTGAAAGAGGGGCAAAATTTGGTGAAATAATAAGATAAATTCACTGTAAATGAGAGTGATCAGTTTTGATGTTGGTATCAAGAACATGGCATTACTTGATGGTGTGTATGAACATGGCAAACTGACTATTTCAGCTTGGAAAGTCATAAACTTGTCATGCGACTTACATAACAATCAAGTAGATATGAAAGACACTGTGTCCATTTCTAAATGTCTAATAAGCCACTTGTCTGAAATGTTTGATAATTCAAATGATATTGCAACTGTGATTGTTGAAAACCAGCCTGCCTTGAAAAATCCCACAATGAAGTCATTACAAGTTACTATCTATACTTATTTCCTTTGTAAACACAAGGATGTAGAGATCAAGCTAATGAGTCCATTATTAAAGGTCAAACCCACCAAATGGGTTTCTAAAGGTGATATAAATGTGTTAACAGAGTCTATTAACTCTTCGTCACCCTATCAGAAAAGAAAGAAATTATCTACCAAAATGGCTCATTTCTACCTTGATAAATATGGTCAGGAGTACATGAGTTTGTTTTTACAACACTCTAAGAAGGATGATATGTCAGACACATTATTAATGACATTAGTATACTGTGATGCGTTGTAAATCATATAAACATTCCCTTTCAACTTGTTAGTACAATAACTATGTCTACAAGTGATGTTATTGGGGCAGATATTTTGTTCAATGTAAAAAAACCTCAGACAGATGCAGTTTCAGTCAAGAGCTCTGTCATTAGCATGTCTGATGTGGATACAAAAAGTGAGAAATCAGCTAGGAATAGGATTAAAAAGCAATCATCACCTGCAAGCAGTATCATCTCTTCAGTTTCATCTTCAAGCCCGTCAGAGTCAGATTCTTCATCTTCATTCTCTAGCTCATCAAGTAGCTCATCTAGTGTAAGCAATAAACATCGTATGAGTAAGGAAGATATCCTAAATGCAAAGCGTCATCTTCTTTGCGAATTTGACAGGCTGGAGCGTCGTGGTGTCAAACTTGCAAAAAAGTTCACACTGGCTTCAAGCCTTGATGAAATGCAACTAGAATATGACCGTCTCAAAATGGACAGAGAGATAGATGCAAGCTTGCGCTTTCAAAGGCAGATGCTAATGACATGTGTAACAGGTATAGAGTTTGTGAATAACAAATTTGACCCATTTGATGTCAAGCTTGATGGATGGTCTGAAGTTGTAAGTGAAAATATTAATGACTATGATGATATATTTGAAGACCTTTACAAAAAGTACAAGTGTAAGGTAAATATTCCGCCAGAAATCCGTCTCATGTTTGCACTTGGAGGTAGTGCTGTCATGTTCCACTTTTCAAAAAGTATGGTCAAATTTGGACTAGAACAAGCTCTGCAAAGTAACCCCGAACTAGTTAAGCAATATGCACAAGCTGCTGTAAATAATATGGAAACTAAAAAACAAGGTGGTGGACTTTTTGACAATCTTGGGAGCTTGGGTAATATGTTTGGTATGTTCTTTCCCAGTCAGCCAACTAACACTACCAGCCGAGGTCCGATGCCATCTCAAAAAACTCATATGAAGGGTCCAAGTAATGTTGAAGACATCTTAAAAGATCTTGCAAACCAGAACAATAAACAAGAGCCTAACGAA